GGCGCCGCCGCCGGGCAGGCCGCGCGACAAGTCCCAGCCGCCGTGGCGCGCTACGGCGTGTTCCCAGCGGCCACGAGTGAAACGGCCGGGCAACTGACCAAGGGAACGGCGGCGGAACCCTATGCGCGCGTCGCCGGGGCTATAGGGCCGGAAGCCGCATGGCAGGGGTTACGCTTCGCGGGTCGCGCCATGAACCCGACAACGCGGATGATGGAAGGCGTGACGCCAGCGGACGAAGCGGGAGCGCAAGCGAGACTGGTGGCCAGTCGCGCCGCCGGCGCGCCTCTGACTTCGGCGGAAGCGGTCCTGCAAGAGACGGGAGGCGCGTCGCGCGTCGGGGATATTCAGCGCGTTGTCGAGCAAACGCCGGAAGGTGCGGCCATCATGCGTCCATTCATGGCGGAGCGGCCCGCGCAAACCGAGGCCCTGGGACGATCCACGTTCGATCAGATCACTCCCGCTGGCGTTGACCCTTATCAGGTGCCCCCAAAGGTTCAGGCGGCGTCTGATGCTGGTGTAAGCGAAGCCAATGCCGCGCGCACGGCCGCGGTTGATCCGCTTTACAAGGCCGCCGCGACTGACAAGGTTCCCGTCGCGGACATGGAATCTTTCCTGACGCGGATCGATCGCATGATCGCGAGCGACAAAACCGGGATCATGGGGCCAGAACTTGCACAGCTTCGCGCGCGACTGACGGAAACAGCGGGGAAGCCACGCGTTCCAGCCCAACGCATTCCGACCACCACGCCAACGGGCGCCACGATCTACAAGACGGTCCCCGCGGTCCCGCCGACGCCGCGCGTGCCGGTGACCGATATCGAGAACCTTGATCGCGCCAGGAAGTTCTTTCGGGATCGATTGAGTTTGCCGCAATGGGCACAGAACGCGACTTCAAAGGAAGAGGGTGCGAAAATCCAGTCCTTGCTTGGCGAGTTGCGCCAGAAGATGGTTTCCAGCAGTCCAGACTTCGCGGCCGGGAAGACCCTGTATCAAAACATCACGGAAAATACATTCACCCCGCTCGTGCTCTCTCCCACCGGGCAACTCGCGGCGGCGGAGACCTTCCCAAAACAAGCCGCGATCCTGTTCAATCCCAATCCCTTGCCGGGCAGTGAACGGGCGATTGGGCAGGCGGTTCGTCAGGTCGCCAAGGTTGACGAAGATGCGGCGGCGCAACTGGTGCGCATGCATCTCGAAAAGACCTTCAACGAAGCGACCCAATCCAACATCCCTGGCGCGAACCAATGGGGCGGCCCAAAGTTCGCGGCGACCGTCATGGGCAATCCGCAGCAGGCGAAAAACCTGGAGGCCGTGATCCGCGCATTGCCCAAAGGCGATCTAAAATGGCGTGCGTTTCGCAATGGCATGGACATCCTGGAAGGCATGGGTAAGCGACAGTACGTCGGCTCCCAGACGGCCTTCAATTCCTGGATACGCAACGAAATGGAGCATGGCAATCCCGGCATGGAGGCACTTGTCGCCGCGGCGAGCCCTGGGCAGTGGCCGAGCCTTGTCACGCGGATTTACCGTCGTATCACATTCGACCGGAAAACCGCGGAACTGGCACGGGCGTTCACCGAAGGGAGCGTCGCGGATTTGAAGCGAATCGCACAAGCCGGACGGCGATCGTTCCAAGGGCAGGCCGCCATGATCGGCGCTTTGGCCCGGCAGGGCGCCGTAACCACGCCCGAAACGCGAGAAGCGCGACCGTGACGCCGCGCGCGGCGCCGAAGCCGATCAGGCCGGCGAGCAATCCATTGCGTGTGAGACCCAAGGACAGGATGGTTCCCGTCACGGCGGTTATTATTCCAGCCTGAAGAACGAACCACATGCGTCACGACAACCGATCAGTGGACCGCCTCCGCTTCGTCTCGGATTTCTGGCGAGAGGGGCAATTCTGACTGCGCTGGCGCATGGAACATCTCAGGCACCGTGGGTAGACCAAGTTCAACCCAGAGTTTCGCCGCCGCGCGAAGTCCGAAGGTGCGACGTGTCTCCGCTACCTTTTGTAGTTTGGAGGCATCCGATTCCTTCACCTGATCCACTTTGGCGTCATACCGCCCAGTCTTGCGAATGGTCGGAAGCAATTCGGAAGTTACCCATTTCCTGAACCGATGCGCCTCTGTCCCAGGTTTCATGGCGGCATTCGACCGAAGGATCAGAGCGTATAATCCGCTCTCGGAGACGATCACGCGGTCGGGGTTGCCCTGAATACCCTTACTATCAGTTAGGGTAATCGTCGCTTTTTCGTCCTCATCGAGCACCATCACCGCCCTTGTGGGGTTCTTGATGCCAGTTATGGGACCGATTTCCGACACGAAAAACCATGGGTCACCGTTTCTATCGATGACCCGGATCAAGGTATTTGCCTCGAACAACACGGGGATGAATTTTAGTTCGTTCGTCACATCACGCTCCGTTCCGCGTGACTGAGGTTGATGGTCCGGGCCTCGCGCGGTATCACTCCGCATGGCCCGAGCCTGAGTTCCGGCAGTCACGCTGACCGAACTCGCGTGGAGTTGGCGACAACCGACTCCACGCCCCCGGACCTTCCCACGCCGCCTATCCAATAGCAACCGCGCCACAACCCTGTTACACCCCTACCGCCCGACAAGCGCCGGGCATCCGCTGATCCGGTCCGAGGTGCCCGAGGACAAAGACCCCGACAGGGATCGCCCTCATGGCCGACGATTATTCGCTGTTCACCGATGTGGTGTTCCCTCAGGTGGATATAGCCGATGCGCTGGTCACACCGGACGGCGGTGTGCAGGGGCGGTTGGCGAGTTTCCTTGGCGGCACGGGCGGACTGGGACCGTCGGGCGCGACAGGTCCGACCGGAGCGACCGGAGCGACGGGATCAACAGGTCCGACCGGCGTTACTGGAGCGGGATCGACAGGTGCCACCGGAGCAACTGGCGTTACCGGACCTGGCACCGGCAATACAGGCCCAACCGGACCGAGCGGTCCAACCGGACCATCGGGACCCACAGGCGTTACCGGAGCCGGGGAAACAGGTCCCACCGGTCCGACAGGGGTAACGGGTCCGGGAGTGGGCGATACTGGTCCGACCGGCCCAACAGGTGTGACCGGTCCAAGCGGCGCGACGGGCGCGACCGGTGCCAGCGTCACAGGTCCAACCGGCTCCACCGGCGGGATTTCCGTTGTTCCTGGCCCAACCGGACCTACCGGAGCGACAGGCGGGACCGGTCCTACCGGAGCGACCGGAACCGTCTCGGCCGCTGACAAGGGCCTCGTGCTGAACTCCGGCACTGTCCAAATGATCAACACGGTCACGCTGACCGGGACAGCAGCCGGGACGATCACCATCGCGCCCACGACCGGCACGCTGGATGTCATCGTTAACCTACCGGCCGCTGGGGGAACCGTGACCGTCGCCGCGGCCCCCACATTCGCCCGGCAACGGGCCGAGGTCGATTTCAAACACGGCGCCACGGCCAGTATCGTCACGCTCAATAGCGGGTTCGCGTTCGGCACAGCGGGAGGTCCCACAAGCTACACCGCCGGGACAGTAGCGAACTCGATTGATCGCTTACTGTTGCTTTCGCCCGACGGAACGAAATGGGCCGTCATGGCGATCAATCAGGGCTTCACCGTCTGATGGCCACTACCGTCATCCTGACATCTGGCACCACATGGGCGGTTCCCGCTGATTGGGTGCAGGCCGGTAGCGAAGTCCATACGATCGGTGGTGGTTCGGGAGGTGGCTCCGGTGCTGGCGTTTTTGCTTATCCGCCGGGTGGCGGTGGCGGCGCGTATTCCAAAGAGATCAATGTAGCTTTCACCCCGTCGTCCACGGTCAATATGATGATTGGCGCGGGTGGCACAGGAAGCGCGGCTGGTGGTGGAGCGGCTGGTGGTGATACCTGGATCGCGACCAACAATACCGCGACATCGATTATTTCGTCTGGTGTTATTTGCGGTGCCAAAGGCGGCAACCCGGGCGTTCGTAATGTATTTCCAACCAATAGCGGAGGGCCGGGTCTAGGCCAGGGCGGGCAAGCATCGGCAGGCGTTGGCTCTACGAAAATGAATGGCGGAGATGCTCCCGCCAGCACCGGATTCGCGGGTAATCAGGGAGGCCAAGGAGGCGGCGGTGCGGGCGGCCCGAACGGAAATGGCGCCAACGCAGGGTTGGGGTCTCAATCTGACAATTTGGGTGGAAGCGGCGGCGGCGGTGGCGGCGGCGGTTCGGCCGGCGACTCGAATACTGGCGGCTCTCCAAGTCAGGCAGGCAAGGTGGGTGGTAATAATTCATCGGCTGCGGGTGGTGGAGCGGCGGGAACCAACGCGCCAACAGCCGGCGGTAATGGAACCAATGGCGGCGGTGGCGGCGGCGGCGGTTCGAATGGTTCGACCACGGGGACAGTCGGTGGTGATGGCGGCGCAGGCGTTGAGTGGGGAACGGCTGGTGCGGGAGGCGGCGGCGGCATGGCCGGGGGAGGCAGTAGCGTCGCTACCAACGGCGGGAATGGTGGCCTATATGGCGGTGGCGGAGCGGCTGGTCAGGGTGGCGCCGGTGGGCATAGCGGCACAGGCGGGAGCGGCGCTCAGGGTGTTATCGTCATCATCTACACACCGGCTGGGACGGAAACCTCATCCTTCTTCTTCGGTGCGTGATGGCGGATGATTATTCCCTGACGATCTGAGCGGGAGGCCGCATGTCCGAGCCTGACAACCCTCTCGGTCGTCTCGTGGAGATCGACCGCGAAGCAACGGAGCGAGAGCGAGAGCAGGCGGAATTTCACGCTCTGGCACTGGCCGTGCTCGACGCTTTGCCCGATGCGCTGATCGTGACGAAGGCCAGCGGCGAGATCGTCTTGTTCAATGACAAAGCGCAGCACTACTGGCGCTACGTCCGGAGCGAGGTGCTAGGCAAGCCAATCGAAATGTTAATGCCCGCGGCGTATCGCGAAATCCACGTTCGCCATCGGGCAAAATACAACGATAGCGACTTCTCCCCGTTCGGTCGCACCATGGGTATCGGCCTGCAAATCATGGGACTGCGAAAGGATGGTGTCACCTTCCCGATCGATATAACGTTGTCACAAATGGTCACGCCTGGAGGTTTGTATAACATGGCGCTCGCTCGACGGCCGATCGCCGAGCTGATCGATCCTGGAATGCCCTTGGATGGATGATGACACTGAGTATTCGAGTTGGGTTGAGTCCAGAAGGCTGATCATTTCGCAGCTCTCGGCGATGGACAGTTCGATCCGTGATCTGAGTAACAGAGTTGACCGCTTCAATGACGCGGCGCGTGAGCGATCCATCGAAATGTCCGAGAAGGCCGCCGAAGCCATCAATGGCTTAAATATCCGCGTGTCCATGCTGGAACTAAGAGCGAAGCTATGGGGCGGGGCAGTGGGAGCGATCGTCAGCATCGTGGTAACAATCGTCGCTCAATTGGTGTTGCGCGGCCTAAAACCATGAAATCACACAGGGGAACGAAATGAAATACACCACCGTCCTATGCGTCGGTCTGCTGGCCGGGTGCACACCCGCTCAACAAACCGCGGTCGATCGCTTCGTTGTCACGGGTCAACTGTTTTGCGCGCGAGCCACGGTGACCGGTCCGCTCGTGGTCGCGCTCGCGGATGCGGCTGGCGTTCCGTTCACAGTCACCGGCAAGTCCGCCGAGGTCGTGGCCAGGGCCTGCGCGGTCATCGGCGCCATCCCAACCACGCCCCCGCCAAACCCAGGTCAGGCGCCCGTCGTGGCCGCACCGATCGTCGTGGCGCCGGTGGTCAAACCAACTTCCTGATCTTTATCGGGAGTCCGCCACGGTCACTCCGCTGGAGGCTTTTCTGTGCCCTTCGCCAATGCCACCGCAGATGCGCCCACTTCTCCGGCGGACGAAGGGCGTGGTCATCCGGCATTTACTTTCCTTTTCGGAAGAGAGACGGCTCGCAAATCGCGACCTCGTGGCGTCAACCACAACAGACCACGTGATACAGTGACCAGACCAGCCTTAACGGCCGCTGAACGCATCGCCTTGTCGTTCTCCCTCTTTTGCCACCAGCGAAAGAACACGGATGGATCGGTGATTCTGTCCGGGTCATCCGGCATCGGGGGTCTCCGGGAAGGCGGCTGCAATCGCCTTGGTCATCGCCGCGAAATCGTGATCCAATCTTAAACGGTCGCAAATAGCGGCTATCGCCACCGCCTGCGCACGAAACAATCCACTCGTCTCCGCTGACCATGGCGGGAGGGGTGGCGGTTCGCTCGGTCCTGGCAACGGCGAATGCTTCGGCTTGGCCTTTTGCTTCGCCCGAATCCGCTCAACCTTAGTCCAGCACCGCGCCAGCTCCTTCTCGGCCGCGGCACCAAGATCAAGCCCATGAGGCGTGCACAGCGCAGCCAGCGTATTCATGACGCCGCCAACTTCCTGTGTCGGGTCGCCCACCGGCCGGCCGAACACGTAATCGACGAGTTGATACGCCTCACTTTGTGTGCATCCGCAGGACTGGACGAGCTCCAAGGCTTCTTCGAGGAAGCGGTGGTTGCGCTCGATCTTGTCTTGCGCGATTTCTTCACCGAAGCAGGCAACGACCCATTCATGAACGCGGACTTGAAACGATGCGCCCCCGGCCAGAGCGGCCACACCGGGGTCGTGCGTGCTAATATCCGCCGCCGCATCCCGTGGTGCGCTGTCGGACGGCCGCTCTGGCGCTCCGATGTAATCCGAAGGCATCACGTGGTCGTAGGAACCGGGGTCCGTCGTCTGGCGCGTGATTTTAACATAAACCTGCCCATGTTCCGTGCCGAACTGGAACTTCTCCCACTGGTCCATGTGCTCGGCCCATTGGATGGCCGCGCGAACAAAAGCGCCCCAGGCGGCTTCTTCGTCGGTTGGGGCCGGTGTGGCGACCGGGGAGGCGGAATCCAGTTCCGTCAGAAGTCGGTCTGCGCTCCACGCATCAGCCCTAAGCCAATGCATGGCAGTTTCCTGTCTGGTTTCTTCGGTCATGCGGCTACTCGGTCCATTGCTTCGAGAACGCAAAGAAATGCCTCTATTTCCGAGGCTCCATCACGCTTAACAATACGCGCAACTCGGTGCTTTGGCACTTGGAACTTCCGACACGCGGCGGCGCGATGTATTTTTTCACCGCAGATAGTTAAAAACCGAGTTTGTCGCCGGTTAATTGATTGCTCCGTGAGAGGCAACCATTTACAATTATCCGAGGAATACCCCTTGTTGTTGTCTATGCGCTCAATGCTCCCTCCCGCTGGGCACTCGCCCATGTCGGCGAAGAAAGTTTCGAAACTACTTTCCCATTGGTCGCAAACAGTAATTCCGCGCCCTGCGTAACTCTTGTAGTCTGGATGCTCACTGTCTGTCCGAGAGCAGCGTTTCTTTATGTGACACCAGATATTATAAGTCTTCGTGCGCTTCATTCCGTGAGTGGTATTAGATCGCTTTGTAGCCAGTTCGTTCAGACAACCGCACGATTTCACATGTCCATTCCTAACATCGACACGCCTTAGCGGAAGGGTCTCATTCCCACACGGACATACACATACGACCGTCCGAACAATCCAACCTCTGCCGTCTCGATACGATTCCCCATCTCTCAATACCGTAAGCGCAGGCCAGTTATCTGTTAGATCATCACTCATCGTTGACCTCCCTCACTCGCGCACACGCGGCATTGAGTGCGGCGGCGGGGGTTGGGCCACACTCGAAAATATCATCTCGGCCATCCTCTGGTTTGGCCCGTAACGTGACTTCCAGGCCATCATCTGGTAGCGCGGCGAGAGATATAAATTCCCATCCCTCCGGCACCCGCGACAAATCCAGTGCGTTGGCCCGAAGGGTGGCGAGTTCGGTTTCGAGCGCGGTGAGAGCCACCTTAGCATCGTTCCATCGGGCGCCGAACCGCGATCCTCCAGCGCCATCCAATCGTTGCGCGAGTTCCAATGCCTCGCGGATTATCTCAATGTTCTCGCTCACGTCCGCACCTCAAACGTCGCCATCTTAGCCTGGACGGCACGGCGCATGGTGCGCCACTCTGCCGGAGCGTGCCGTGCCAGCGTCGCGCTAAGCATCACGTTGTCCTGAACGCCGCCAAGCGCCGCGACCTGATCCTTGGCCGTGCACACGGCAATCTTCTCCATCATGGCACCGAGGTCCGTTCGTAGCTTCTCCATCGGCGGGGCCACCTCCGGACCATGCGCGGCCGCGGCGATCCGGCCACGCTCCATCCGCTCGGCCGCCACCACGCTCTCATAGAGCCAGGCGTCTCCGGCCTTGAGCCGGTCCCAGTCGCGGATCGTGCCGCTGTAGGCTTTATAGGTGTCCATCTCGGCGATTGTGCCAAATCCCTCCATGTCCAAAATGATTCCGGTCGCCAACAACTCCATCGTCTGAACGGCGCTCTTCGGCGGTGGCGGGCTGATGGCCTTCTGGGCGGCTTCCACGAGAACCTTGGCCGCGAGACGGCGGGCGGGCGGGAACGCGCTGTAGGTCGCCTCATTCGCCGTCACAACGCGATTGATCCAGTCCGGCGTGGCTTCCATCGCCAGCACGACTTTGAGCCGTTCCATGTAACTCGTGAACTCGGCGGGCGTGGCCTTCGCCGGCGGCATCACGAACGCGGGATCGATCGGCGCGCCGGTCCCATTGCCCATGACGGCCTTGGGTGCGCCTTCGCCGGTATCCTTCGGCGCCAGGATGCGCGCCACCTCCGTGCTGGCGATTTGAGCGGCGATCAGGCTGTCATGGTTGGCCTTGCGGAAGAGGTCGAGCGTTCCGGGAAACTCGTTGGCCTCCGCTTCTTTGAACGCGCGGGCGAACGCCACCGGATCGGTGAATGCCTCCAGCACGCCATCTTCGTCGGGGATTTCGTTGCCCTCGCCGTCCACGAGCCATGCTTCAAACGCCACGGCCCCAGCGGCAGGGTTGTCATGACCGCCCTGACCGCTGGGTGCCGACGCTGCCGGAACGGCTGGCGCTTCGTGGGCCACGGGGGCCTGTGTCTGTGTGGGTTCCATCAGGCCGAGCGTTGGCTCTTCCTTGGCCACAACGGGCTGTTGAGCGCTGTCCCGCGCCGCCTGGCGCTCGGCCTCCCAACGGTCCTCCGGGATACCATCTTCCTGCGGCTTGGCTTGCTCGGCCGCGCGTGCCGCTTCCATCTCGGCCTTGGTGCGGCGCGGCGCGCGTGTCGGCTTGTTCGCTTCGTGCTGCGTTTCCACGCCGGCCCATGCACCGTTGGGCGCCGTTGGCCCGCTGTCTCGTGGGGAAAGCCGCGCGATCGTCTCATCCCAGATCGATTGCATCTTCTGGCGGATCGCGTGCGGCGCCTTCGTGGCGGCCAGCTTCACGACTTCCATCGAGCGAAGATCGGACAGTTCGCCCATCGTCGTGCAGGACATCCCGCATTCGTCCAATAGTTCGATCCATGCATCGGGATCAGGCTCATTCATCAGGCGCTCAAAGAGGCTCTTGACGGGCGCGATGGCTCCATTGCCGGCCTGAAAATGCTCCCGCTTTGGTTCAACGGGCGATACGAAACCAGTCTCAGTGACCGGCGTTTCGTCCAGCATGCGATGCACGATGTCCGACTTCACCAATTCGCAAACCGATTCGTAGTCATAGGCCGATGGCACGAAACCGAGAGCCGAGAACACAACTTCAGGATACCGCACGTCCATGTTGAAGCTCATCGCCGTGACAACCTGCGTGACGTCGATCCCCGCGATGCTCAGTTGCCCGCAGTATTTCGCGAGGTTCGGGATGCTCATGACCGGCAGGCGAAGCATCATCGGGCCACCGAGTGCGTTATTCTGAATGTCGCCGGCCGGAACCACCGCGATCTTCCGGCCGTCGCGGCATGCCTTCCCCTTCCCTCGCGTGCCATCGTCGGAGATGGCCGACTCGAACTGGTTCTTGGGACAGGTTGAGCACAGCTCGGATTGCATGTTCGGCGACGTTGGATCGGGCGTCTCGCCATTGGTCGAAAAGCAGTCCGGCATCAGAATTTTCACGCCAGGCTGAAACGCCTTCGCATACCACGCCTTGCTGATAGCTGCGGAAATACCGACAATCACGACTTCAAGAGCCCGAACCGGTTCCTCGGGAAGCGGACGGCCAGAATGATCGGTGCCAGCAGATGCTTTGATGACGGTCTCGACGCCGCGGTGCGTCACGGACCAAATGCGGCCTTCAATTGACACCACCGGGAACGCCAGCCTTACCCCCTGTTGCGCGTTAGCATTGAGTGATACGGCGTTCGCGTTCGCGAGGATATGCGCGGGCGGCGCGCCGGGTTGAAACAGGATCATCTCGTTGGGCACTTCGTTGTTCCTTACTGGTGTGATCTGGAATAGCGTATTTAAGTTCTTGCGTCGATACGGACGACGCGGGTCATGTGCGTTTCTCCATTAGAACGATTATGTTTATCTGCGCACCATCAGAACCGGTTCATCAACAATTGTCACACCCGCGATGGTTGGGATCGGCGTGCCTGCATTTCCCGCCGCCTGAACGATCAACGCCCTGTCGGGCAGGCACAAATGGCGAGGAACAAGATGCGCTTCACCGTCGTTGATCGTCACCACGCGCCGATAAGTGTGCGAACTGGTGCCCACATCGCCGCCATGCACGCGTGTCAAATCGGCCGCTTTCCCGGTCGCCACCAGCCGCGCGGCGTCGGATGCCTCGGCGGCGGCGATGGCGTCGTCATAGGTCATCGTGCCGCCAGTGTCAGCGGACTTCTCGGCCATGCGCGATAGTTCGGCCTGACGATTGGCTTCGGCGAGCGCGTCGTCGCGTATCTTCTTTTCCTTCGCGACCTTATAGTTGAGCGAGGCGCGGTTGACGGCGGACGCGACGGCCTCGACCGAAACCGCGACGGCGGCGAATGGACCCTTTTTCAAGCTCCCGATCGCGTTATCAGCAGCCAGGATCGGTGCTTTCAGGGCCACGCGCGCGGCCTCGACGCGGCCCGATCCGCTGATGAAGCGCTGCACGACAGCAAGGATTTCAGCCGCGATCCCGTCTTGCTCATCGGTCTCGATGGTCGGATGCGCGGCCGTAAACCGCTTGCATGAGCCAATCAGTTCCTCGGCCCGCGCCTTTAGTGGCGCGATTTCCGCGTCGATCAATGCTTTGATCATCGGAGGCGGGATCAGTTCGGCCAAGGTTGGCGGCTGGTTGTGACCGATGGGAGGTGCGTCGCTCATGGCTGCGTCTTTCAAAATGGGATAAGCGTGTCCAGATCGATCGCCCGGCGCGGATTGGCCGCGGCGTCGTCGGGTTTGTAGATTTCCGCCCAACGCTTGCGGCCAATGCGATAGGCAACTTCGTCTGGCGTCGAGGAACGCCCATACCAGTGCACGGTCTCAAGCATTGGCAGGCTCCACGGGTCATACGCCGGACCTTGGTGATGACCGTCTATGGAAACGGACCATTGGTTGTCTTCAAACTTGACTTCCGCTCCTACCCACGGGCCTCCTCGGACTAACCTGAGTAGGTAATACCCTGGAGTTGGAATGTCGGACTGTCTGGTCATGAGGCCCTGGTAGCGTAAAAATTTAGCGCTTGCTGGTGACTTTCCTTGTGATTTCTCATTCTTTTCCAGAGCGCTGAGTGATTAACATTCAGAACCCTTAAGGCATCATTAAGTATCAAGGGGGTGCCGCGCAACATCACACGGACGTTGTCACGTTTGTTCCTTTGTTGATCATTGGTGGTGGCCCACACGCAATTATCAGGCCAATATCCTCGCGAATTATTCTTGCGTTCTATGCTATGCTCAGGCGTTGGCCTCTCGCCCATATCAGATAGGAACGCTTCAAATGAAGCACCCCATCGCGGGTCTACATCCAATCCTCGACCGCCGTAATTTTCATACCCTTGAAAATTAGGATTGCGAATACGTCTAAGCATCCCCTGCCACGTCCGATAAACCCCCCGTAGCTCCATTGCTCTGCCGTGCGTTCTATGAAGTGGCGGATCCTTGGCTTCGCATCCGCATGATTTTGTTCGTAAGTTAGTAACCCGACTAACACCAACTTTCTTCGGAACGGAGCCGCAGTCGCATTGAACCGTTGCCAAATATCCAGCGGGCACGCTCGACCCATTGGTGATATCTAGAATGGTCAGTTTCCCAAACACCTGGCCAATCAGCGCCTTGTGTCTCGCTTTATGCGCTAGCGTGATTGCCACGATGAAACCCCTTTCTCGACCGCGAACCACCCGTCCGCTTCGTTGTGCGTGACCAGCGCGGCGACCAGCGGGCCTTTCGGCACCAATTCGACCAGATAGAAGCCGGGTTCGAGATAGATCGAGGCGGCGATCTGGGCGGAGGGCGGTTCGGGCTGGCGAGGCGGTTGGGTCATTCGTCGCCGGGCAGCAACAACTGAGAGCACGACAGATGGAACTGAACCTCTTGCCCCGAGAACCACGCGATCAGACAATCGATGGTCGGGAAGGTGTAGATATCGCTTTCGGTGGCCATCGCGATCCGTCGATCATCTTCGGTCGTATCGAGGTTCAGATACCGCCAGAAAATAAAAACCAGAGCCTCCTTGGCGTTCGACTTCATCGGGCCGATACCAGGGCCGTAATGCACCGGATCGCCGAGTTTAAGTGATGGACGGGCGACTTTGGAACGAACGCGTTCAACCACCTGACGCAGCATGTCGGCCTGCGCTTCTTTCATCGGGAACGATGGCTCATCCTCGGTTTGATCAGAAAGCATTTGCATGAGACTGGCTGGTAATGCGGTGCGGCGGGGCATTTGGGGGTCCTTGGGTTAGTGATAGGTAATCTCCTACAGTCTCCCTTAACCGTCAAGTGGGAAATGTAGGAAATCTCCTATTGACCGAAAAATAGGCGTTCGGTAGGGTCCGCGCATGATACTCGAACCTGAACTCCTGGCTGATATCGAGGCGCTTCTCGCCACCACGGGGGAAACGCCAACCGCATTTGGCCGCCGCGTTGCCGCTGATCCATCGCTGGTGTCTGACCTAAGGACTGGCCGGAGCGTGGGACGGCGACTGCGTGAGAAAATCCAGGCGGCGCTTATCACGATCGCCGCAACTCAACCGACAGAAAGCTGATCCATGGGTTGTCCAGATTTGTGGAGTGCTAATTCGCCCGAGGATTTTGCCCGATTGCTTGACCTGGCACTGACAGCCAAGGGCTTTTGAAGTGCCATGGCTGACGTCGGACCCGATCCGGATCGAAAGATGCTGACCTTCGTCCTCCCGTTCGCTCTGGACAGCCTCAACGTCCGGGACCGTAAGCACCGCTACGCGCACGGGCACGATAAAAAACAGATGGCGCTTGAAGTTCTCGCCGCAATCGGTGGGTCCCGTTACAAGCCGTTCCCGCCATGGCCTCGCGTGCGCGTGACGATCGTTCGGTGCTCATCCGGTAAACTCGACCGCGACAATTTGTGGGGATCGGCGAAAAATCTCTGCGACGTGCTTTGCGCTCAATCGCCTCGGCATCCATCCGGCCTTTCGATCTGTCTTGACGATACCGAAGCCGCCATGGATTTGAAGGTCTCGCAGTCGTCAGCGCCGCCAGGAAAGGGTTCGACGGTTGTTCGGGTTGAACCGATTGAGTAAGACAACCCTTCCCATTCTACTCTCTCCCCATAGGTCCGCATTCCGCAAGGGTGCTTCAAGGATCGGCGCATCGAGCGGCCGCCTCATTAATCAATGATTGAATTTGGTTAATCTGCGAGCGCCGCAGGTTGAACCATTCTCCATGTCGCCGCTGTTTCCAAAACAGATTGTGAGCTAATTTCTCGACCTGTCGCGCGTGGTCTGAATTTCGACATTTCACCGAACCAATGATCCGCAATCTGATCGGAGAACCCGTTTGAAGCTCCATTAGGCGATTAAGAGGGTCGTTCGCCTTGCCGATTTTGATCAGCGTGTTTCGCTTACCTTCGGCCCCGATGAAGTAGATGAACACCTGTCTTTTCCTTGTTTAACGAGTTCAGACCTTGAGCTTCGGCCAGAATTAGCCTGTCTCTCGCCAATCCGTTTCATCCCACGCGCCCTTTCCAAGGTTGCAATCTTCGCATAGAACTTGAAGGTTGCTCAGGGAGAGTTTCAATTCTGGGTATTTGCTAATTGGCTTCACATGATCAACATGGATCACAGTCCCATCCTTGGCCGATCGACCGCAGCACTGGCACTTCCCTCCATTCTTACGCAGCGCGAGATAGCGCAACTCCCGCCATTCGTGACTTACATAAAACGCCTGCCGCTCAGAGTTCACGGGAAATCTGGTGACGATCTTGATCGCGGTTACTTTCTTTGGTTTTTGACCGGACGGAGCCTTATTTGTGTTTTGGCTAATCTGTCCACGCAAGCGGCGAGGAATGGACGCGGCGCCAGCCGTTCGAACAAACTTCAAACCATCTGGGGTGGGGTTGAGATAGTATTGGACGCCTCTTATCCCCATACCGCGCCGGACCGCCTTCGAATGATCCTCGGTAAATGTCATCAAACATTCTGGTATCTGCTGATGTTCCGACAGAAGATCGCATATCGCTTTCACTTCTGGTATCTCTGCCGATCTATTCCATCTGGCCAGCGTAGTTTTTGCCCTGCTCATACGACGTGATATCCCCTGTTAGCCAGGAAACGCACGTGAGGGGGCTTGGATTTCCAGACTTTGGGGGCTAAGTTGTGCCCGTCCGGATCGTGCGAACCCTACTCGGCATCCACGGTAGAGCCCTGGCAGGCCATCCCGTCTCAGGGACGATAACAGAACGCCTCGCGGGTGCAAGCCTTCGAGGCGTTGCCTTTTCAGGGGGCAAACATCTCATCCGCCACGATCGGCGCTTCGATCCGCCTCACGTCGCGCGAGGGGTGAACCTGATGCGTCTCGAATTTCGCCTGACAGTTCGCGTCACAGAAAAACCGAAACGACTGAACGTAATCATCCACCGGGTTGAGTTCGACGCGCCGGAGCGGCTGGTAGCTGTGACAAAACGAACATCGGGACGCATGCGGGATCGTGGTATCGATCACCCGAACATCTCTTTTGCCGCCTTCCTCGCCTCGAACCGCCGCATCATCTCCGCGTGGGCGCTTTCTGGCACAGCGCATCCATCACTCCAGAACTCCCCAAATATCACTTTAGCTGCCTCACAGTAAGCCGCATGAGCTTCATCCGCCGTTGCAAAGCGACCAAGATTTTTCTGCCTGCCGTTCATCTTAATAATCGCTCGGAATCTAAGTGTTCCGTGATTTAATTTCCGCACACCCTTCATTCCTGACTTATTGCTTCTTCTAAAAGAACTGTTGCCAATGTTCTGATGATCAGTTGCTAATCGCAGATTGTCCCAACTATTGTCGAATGGGTTCCTGTTCTTGTGATCGATGAACAATTCTCCCGGATCATCTCCAGTTACCATTCTCCAAATAATCCTATGAGCCTGAAAATATCGCGTATCCAGAGTTACCTTTAGTCTCATACAACCTGGCACAGGCTTTATTTTTTTACCGGGATTTTGAATATCCCAACTCTTAAACGACGCCCTGCTGTGAAAATGTCGGACTGGTCTTGATTTCCATGTTAGGTCGCCGGTGACTTTGTCGTATTCGAAGCACTCATTCAAATACTCAGCAGAGGGGAGTGGCATATGCCTTGTCATGAGAACATGTCCTTGGCCGCTCTTTTGGCTTCAAACCGCTTTATCATTTCTGATTTACAATAAGCTTTCCACTGTGCCGGCCAATCGGCACTCACGAGGCCGCGGCTGACCAGCGTGAAGACTGCCCATTGAGCATCGTATTCCTCGGGCCTGAACGAAGCCATCATCGCCGTGATCTGCCAGTTGGGAGGGCGATAGTCGGGCGGGAGAGGTGTGCCAGCGGCTGCGGAGACGGGCTTACGGGCCATGGAACGGATCGAACTGCTGATCGGCGCGGACATAGAGTGGGTGCCGCGGATTGCCGCCCTTCGTTTTTCCAAGGCACCGGAGATTGGCTCCGGCGGCTTGCATGATCGCGATCGGGCGATTGTTCCGGCCGCCATGCGCACCCCAGGCGCAGACGATCGGCACACCGTAAGCAGCGGCGGCTTTGGCAACGTCCGTCAGGTGCTGAGCGTTGTCCGGTCCCTCTGGGTCGATTGCCTTCCACAGATCCACGGGCGATGTGGCGCGGAACGCATAAAGGTTCGTCACCTCGATACCGCCGTACCCCTCCCGGCGCGCGAACCCCATGCACCGGCGGATCGTCGGATCATCGATCTTCGCATCCGCGATCGACGGATTGAGCATAACGAACGGCAGAACGTAGGCGATCTCATCCCATACGCGACTGAGACGGTATCGATATTTGCCGCATTCCGACATGACGGCGCCGGAGCGGATCAGTAAATCAGCCATCGTCGCGGGCCGGCGTATCGTTCGTCAGGCGCCCGGTGATCTCGTGCTCGCGATACCAGCGTTCCATCGAGTAAGCGCACTGTTTCGCCTCGGCAATCGCCGCCATATCAGATGATGGTTTAATACCAGCTTCGATCAGCATTTCTCGAAACACACACCAGAGCCGCACGATCTTTGGTGCGTCAGGATCGCGGGCCAACAGAATGAACATTGGTTCATCTGGCTTGGCGCTTTCGTAACAATCCCACTTACCCGGATTTAGCTTAGTTCCCACCTTTTGTTGCCTCCACGAAAAGATGCGGCGCGAACTCTCCGGTCATATCCACCAGCGTCACCATCCCGGTGAAACCGATCGCCTGGATGCGATGCGTTGGCCCATCGGGCTGATGCCTGAAGCAAACGGGCTTCTGACACAGGGAGATGGCCAGGTCCTTTTGTGCCAGATCATCTTCCGACATGAATTCATCGTGCGGGCAGTAAGTCAGGCGGCGCGCATCGTCGTAATGAACAGCGCAATTATCGCATTGAACGATCATTCTATTCCCCAAACATGGTATCGGCGAGGACGGGTTCGGGATCGTCCTGGCGATCGAACAGCGTCCCCGCGTTCTTCTCCCGCGCGGCCAGCCGCAGGTTCGCCACGGCCTGGCGGTAATAGCTGGGCTTCAACTCCGCGCCACAGAACTTCCGATCCATGCCGATCGCCACGTAGCCGACTGTGCCGATGCCGGCGAACGGACTGAAAATCACGTCTCCGGGGTTGCTCCATAGGTCCAGACAGCGTCGGACGGGCGTAAGTTGCAACGGACTGATGTGCCGCTCATCGTGCTCGGCACGGGCCACGCGGAACGACAGAGTATCGTTTTGCTTGATATCCATCCAGACAGGCGACGCGTATTTTTGCCATATCTCAATCGATTTATGTTCTTCAAACGTGCGTTTGCCGTTCGGTTCGTAAGAGCCTCGGGACGCGGCGGTGTGTTCTTCATCCGTCATGTCGTCGCCGTAGTAGGTCTCGAATACCCCGCTCACAGGCTCATCGTTCACGCCGGGCTTGCGCATATGAATGAGTTGATCGCAGATCCCCATACGGCTCAGTGCGGAGTCCTTCATAATCTGCTTGTGCAGAAGGCCGATGGATTTTGTCCGCTGCATTGCAACAACGGGGTCTTTCCAGATGATCGTTCTGGAATGGAAAATGAAGCCAACATCTTCGCAGAGCTTCCGGTTGTCAGCGGGGAAGTCTTTCATGCCGATGAAGCCGTCCCGTGTGATCGACGTGGGGAGGTCCATGCAATGAATGCTGATGTTCCGCCCTGGCTTTAATGCTCGGAACACGCCCTGCAATACGAAACGATAGTGATCCCAGAATATCCGATCATCGCGGTTATTCGATACGTCGCGCGGATCATCGCTGAACGTGTAAAGCGAGATGAAAGGAGGACTGAACGCGGAATACCCTACAGAATCAGGCGGGAGACCTGTCAGTGCTTCGACGCAATCGGCATTCCACAATTTCCAACTTTGACCTTCTTCTTGATCGAATACCCTTGGGACGTCCACGCTTGATTCTCCTGGTGTCTATTGGGGTTGCGAGAAACTCGCCGATGACATTCGCATTGCTGTGAACAAACAGGTGACACGGACGGCACAATACGACAAGGTTCCACGGCGTAGCGCGAATGTCGCGAATCTCGAATGAGATTATATGATGGACATGAAGTTTTCGACCCAGACGATGTTCTTGTTTTCGATCCGTTCCGCATCGTTCGCATTTTCCATTCGATCTACCATAAACAATCCGACAAGCATCTCGCCATTCCAAGCTGGCATGAAACGCCTGTCGATCGGCCGTTATCCCGCCTTTCCAAAACGGCGAGGCAGCGCCGCTCAGTTGTTTATGTCCCTTAAAAGCAGATGGCTCGCCCTTTCTAAATCCTATCTTTGTGCCACTATAGCTTCCACGAGACCGCGTGGGGATATCAAAGCCCTTCATCCAATTCCAGACGCTCTTGGGATCACGGCCAACCTCGCGCGCTATCTCAGTGCAGTCGCGGCGCTTCGTGACGTATTCCTCGTATAGCCATTCTCTGGTAACTGGCTTCGATCGTCGCTGCCATGCAGCCTTACATCCGTGATTGCAAAAGAAGGTCTCGATCGGGGTGTATTTTGCAGGATCAAACAATCTCCGCATAATAATAGCGGAGCATTCTGAGCACTTCACAGAATGGTATGTCCAATCCAATTCTGGCCTATCTTTATTTTCAGCCAAGCGTCTAGATCGGTGGCCGCATCGCGGAGAACAAAATCTTGCGGCCGGATATGTCGGGAACGCAGGGCGACGGAGGAAGTCCTTACCGCATTCCTCACAGATCGCTGGGATCGTCGGTTTCAAATTAACCAACTCGGCAGTTCCATTAATCGTTCCGCTTGACGATAGCCCGTCGCATTACGCCCGCCAAGAACATTTTCACGCTGCAAATCTCGCATGTGTTCGCTCATCGCGTCCAGCATCAATTCGAATGCGATCTCTTTGCGTTTCAGGTTGGCGACGACGTTGCCTTCGAGTTCGGAGGCGATGAAGTAGACATCAACCTCGCGAGTCTGCCCAAACCGCCAGGAACGCCGGATGCACTGGTAGACTTCCTCGAATGAGTCCGTGAGGCCAACCATTATTTGACGAGCGCAGTTTTGCCAATTCAACCCCCGGCCGGCGATGGAACCCTTCGTAACGATGTGAAGCGGCTTGCCGTGCGCGAAGCCGAGCAACCGCTCAATTTTAACTTCTGACTTGTCGCGCCCCGCCACCTGTAGCGCATCCGGTAGCAGCTTCTCAATCATATCGGCTTCAGAATTTAAGTGAGTCCAAACAATCCACGACTCTTTCGGCTCCCGCAGAATGATCTCAGCGGCCTTCGCGACGCGATCCTTGGCTGTATCCCGCCGCACGCCGATCCGCTGCGCCAGCGTCGAAGCCTGCATCGGAAACAACTCGCCGGCCGTTGGCTTATATTCCGCGGCGACCGTGACCTGATGCAGATTGAGTGGAGGAAGATCGTAGCCGGGCTCATCGAAGCCAAGGTCGCGCGGATGCCGCACCATGACGCTCCACGAGGCCAGCCATCGCCAGAAGTCCGCGACGGCGTGGCGTTTCATGCGCCATCCATCATTCCCCTGCGTGGCGTCTCCGGCGCGGATGGAGCCATCGTGCACGAAAAACATCGCCAGCATCTCTTTCGCGTCCATGACACCAAGAAACTCCGCATGTTGGCCTAGCTCGGTATAGTCATTCGGTGAAGGCGTCGCGGTGCAGCAGAGTTTCCAGGCAACGTCGCGACATGCCTCAGTTAGTAGTTTTCGGGTCTTGCCATCATGGCTACGAATGATTCCGGACTCATCCAGGACAATTCCAACGAATTGAGTGATATCGAATAAGTGGAATCTTTCATAGTTCGCAATTATTATCATCAGGTCTCCGACATGATCCTGATCAGCCGCATATCCCACGCCAGGAACGCCGAACTTAATTGCTTCAGCCACCGTTTGCTCCGCCACCGCAAGGGGACACAACACCAAAACCCTTCGTCCAGTGGCGATTGTGACAACCCACGCCCAGAGCAATAAAATCAAAGTCTTCCCAAGCCCGGTTCCAGCGAAAACAGCAGCGCAACCGCGTCTGATCGCCCATCCGGCTATCGCCGCCTGGAAACTCTTAGTGGCTGGAACCATCTTGAACAAGTCTGGGACTTGCGACAGGCCACTCGCTGGCGCCGATGCTGACTTAGATGCCAAAAATCTTTGATATTCAATGTTATCTAACATGAGCCCATGTCTTCCTTGATATCGCGGATTGTATCGTTCCAACTGAGACGCCGTGGGCATCAGCGAGTTTCTGTTGAGTAACACCAGAGGCCGCCGCCGCTCTTATTTTTATGACCAGATCGTCGCGGAGTAGTGCTCCATGGTGTTTTTCTCCAAACCGCCGCGTTCCGTGTCGAGGCATATCACTGAAATTCTCCTTTCTGGTCGCCCATCGTAAATTATTTGCTTTGCAGTTAGTTCTGTCTCCGTCCCAGTGCGCCACTTCGTGTTTAGGGGTTGGGCGCGGGCCATGAAATATGGTGCATACCAGGTCATGAAGGTATGTGCATCCTGCTTTTACGTCATTTCGTGACAGGTTGACTGAGAGATAACCTACTCTCATGACATTTGGCTTTAGAATGCGACCAACCTTCGCGCCCCGCGCCTTCCCGGTGCGTCGCACCCTTCCCAATGAACTTATTTCATAGGGATAATCAGGAACTTGGCGCCATTCTTCATCAAACCCCATCCGGCCATCTCCTGTAGAGCGGTGCTGTCATCTCGATATCCGCCGACTGTCGCCTTGCCTGATTTCTTCGCGGCCCTTGTGACACTCCGCGAGTGTCCTGGCATCGGGATAGGTCCACGTCGGACGGTCCAGATTGGCTAACCTGGGCTTCGATTCCCAGGATACTCTCTCCGGGTCGTATTCCACGGCACGCATGGCCTGTCGCACGCGTTTAACCGTTGTCGCTCTGAGTTCCGCGACTTCCACCAAGGTCTTGCCGCCCTGATGTAGTTTGACGAATTCTCTCCCGTAGCGCACACGTTCATCGTCTTCCCAGTGGGTAGGCGAAACCGCGATTGGCACAGTGGCCTGAGTAACCCTGGCGGACGCCTCGGGGGCCATCGCCGGATTTTCCCGAATGAAAGCGATCGTCGTTTGAATATAGGTTCGCGTCTTCCCAGAGGCGGACATGATTTCTTCCGTTGACTGGCCAGCATCGATGGCGGCGACAAAAGCCGCGCCATCCTGAGCCCATATTTTTTGAACGCGGTCGTTCACGGCTTCAACCCCCGCAACCGCTCCACGATCGCCTCCATAACCTTGATCTGCCGCTCGGATCGGTCAAGTTTCAGCTTTCCGCTCGCGACCAGGCGAGGATAAACGCTTCGCCGCAGCCTCACTTCCCGCTCGGCTTCGAGGACCATCTCCGCGAGGCTCGGTTCGAACATGTCGCTCATTCGCGTCCTTATTTATCATGCGAGAGGCCCAGTCGCGCATACGCTGCCATCGATCCTCGGGAGTTTCGTTGTTCCAGGAGTTCTCATCATTTTCGAATTCTATCTCCTGAACCAACTGATGCGCGATACCAAACGCGGCGGCGATGCTGTCATAATCTTCCGGGTCCAAGGACTTCATATCCACGCCACGCCGGAGACCCAGGCTACCGATCGCACACACCGCGGGAGGCGCGACGTTGGTGATTGAAGGCGGAATAAATGCTGGCGGATCGGCTATAAGTTCGTGCCGGATAAGTTTCTTTTCTGGCATCGCATCCAGTGCCTCGATGAGATCACGCAGGAACGCCTGTCCGCGCCTGCCACGGATCGCGCTGGCGACCTGACCGCGCCACATGGCCAATTGCCAGTGATCTGCGTCGAAGTCTTCGATATATCCAGACCGGCTCATTCCGCGAACGCCCGGAGCGCGGCGACGATGGTGTTCTTTTGTCGCGGCGTCAGATCATTATCGCTATCAACGCGACCATCGCAATTCCATCGATCGCATTGCAGTTGGTCCGGACCGGTTCCGAGTTCGAACCGCCGCGCCAGTTCCAGGCATTCCGACCTGGAAAATCCGGGCTCGTGGACGCGGGTGCATGAGGTCAGATTGAGCGGCACGATATCGTCCCTTCGTTGGCAAAAATCGCCGCGCCTCTCGCGATGAACGACCGTGCCTCATCCTCTGTTATCCATCCAGCCGCGTATTGTTCGTCGCTGTATTTCTCGCGATAGGACCAATCGCATTTGTCGCATGGGTCATCGCCGCCAACCTCCAGAGTCCAATGTTGACCGCGCGCCCGGAAGTAGAATTTATGGCCATTGATCGTGCCGTCGGCCTGGACGGGACAATTGCCATAAAGCATCTCGATATCGACGACTGGATCGTCCATTCCCGACTCCTAACGGAACATCTCATCATCGAACTCAACCATGGGCGGCGCCTGGAACGCGACGGGGATGGGTCCAACTTCCGCCGCCAGTCCGCCACTGGCGATCCAGCGCAGTTCGTCCAGCAGCGCATCGGCATGTTGCGGCGCATTGACCTTCACGGCCTGCACCAGCGCGTTGAAGGCGATGTTCCAGAGCCCGGCCTGTAGCCGGCTCGGCCCTCGGGGGAGGGCCACGAGCTTGCGCACGCGCCGTCGGATACCCGCCTCATCGTCCCAGTCAGCCATCAACGTCTCTCGCGCCGGCGGCGCCCACTTGCGCCACACCGCGATGTCAGCGGCCCGCATATCGACGCGGACCAGATACGCGAACGCCTCCTCGGACCGAGACCGGATCAGATCCAACGCGCGGGCGCACTGTTCGTCCTCCGTGGCCCGATACCAGTGCGCGAGCCACTGCTTCGCCTCTGGACTGACCGGCGCCGTCTCGGCCTCCACCGGCAGTGCGGTGGTGCTCTGAGGGCTGTTGGCGGACTGCCAGGTCTCGAGTGCCCGGGTAACGCCGGCTTCGTTCCAGAACCGCTCCGTGGCCGCGACGGCATCGAGGCTGGCCTGGCAGTAGGTCTCGGCCGGGAAGCGGAGTTGCATCGCGGGCAGAGACAGCGCGACGGCGGCCTTCACGTCGGCCTCGGACTGCGGCGCCTGCCGGGCCATGAGGCTGAGCATCCACTGGCGAACGTGGCGGGCGGTAGCCTTGCTCACCGTGGCGCTCTTTCCAGTTGATATGCGCGTCCCTGTATCCAGGCGGTGTTCAACGCGAATGCCTGTTCCTGGGCATCGCATTCCGCATCGTCTCCAAACCGCGCGGACCCCGCTCCGACGGCGGTAATCAGGTTTATAACTGTCCAGCCGCTCGCGGTGCCGCCACAGCACGGGCACGCTTCGTTGAAAACTCGAATGGCGGCGTAAGGCCCCTCGCGTTCATCGTCCTCCTGTATCCACTGAGGATCGTATCCGTGCTCACGAAACAAATCGTCAGATGCGCGCTCAATCGGCATTTCCAGGTCCCTCCAGCACGTTCTCAACCGTCCCGTCGATCAGCGGCCACATCTCGGCCTCGCGGAGCAGGAGTTCAGCGGCCCCGTTGCGCAGGACCGGGCGGACGCGGGGCACGATCTCATCCTCCCACCTGTCACCGGTCAACCACGTGCTCGGGTGCGGGATCAGTGTCTTCTCCTGCATCCCCTTGCGGCAGGCGTCCTCTTTCATGCCGTCGAACACGCCAGCGGCGAGTTGCGCGGCGAGGCCGGCGAGGATGTCAGCGGAGGGTGCCCGGTTGACGGCGGATGCCCACGAGCGGCGCGCGAGCCCCTTGGCGACCTTGCGGGGGTATTGAGCCCAAAAAATATCGAAATCTGCAGTCATGACTTTGCTCCGCTATAAGCGAATTCTCCGTGATGCTTAATCTGGGCAACGCTACGAGCCGATATGGCTTCCTCCACCGTGTCATAGCGCCCCAAATTCATTCCACGTCCATCGAAACAGATTGAAGCGAACCACTTTCCTCGGTCGTTATCCCAAGAGACGCCTGTAATTCCTGTTTTGTTGTTAGATCGTGGCGCGACATTGCAACTATTCTGAGACTGAGTAGCTTCACGAAGGTTTATCCATTGATTGTCAGATTTATTTCCGTTTATGTGGTCTATCTGATTAACAGGCCACGCGCCTGTTGTTATCACCCACGCTACTCGATGCGCCTTATGCATCTGATCGCGGAAACGAATACAAGTATAACCCCATGCATCCACATACCCAGCCGATTTTCCAGCAAATCGCGCGTTGAACCGTCGAGATGTTCTGGGAAGCCAGACCAAATCCCCAGTCTCTGGGTTATATCTCAGGATAGTCTGAAGATGCTCAGCCGTAGGAAGATTAGATGAATATGCCACGCGACCCCTCCTGGAATTGTTCGGGGCGCTTGCAACTTATCGTTTCGGCCCGTATTTGTGGCCGGAACGGTCCGTCGCTCCCGCGCCCCAACGCGGTTAGTAGGCTCAAGTGCGAGAGGTTTGCCGCCTCTCGCCACCGTTTCTCACTCTGCGGCGCGGTCAGGCGCCCGTCAAGCTATCGCACCCATTCCATCAGTGCCCAACCAGCGGCGAAGCTGAGCACGCTCGGGAGAAAAGTGGCCAGCACGAGCCACACGACGGGGTGCACGTGCGCTTTGCGCCGCCAGCTTGGCGTAAAATCGCGGTAGAGGTGGTGGTTCATCGGGCGATCGGCTGGCGGCTCGCTTTGATGTCCGGGTATCATGGCTTTGATGTCGGCCTCGCTCATCCCGTTATACCGTAACACTTCAACAATCGTTTGAGGCCCGCGCATCATCATTCTCCCACAATCCAAATACAAAGCCCGATCGGCAACCCGAGCGTCCAAACGACGGCCACGAGCGCGATCAGGTCGGCGAGGTCGGTCATTCACCGAACATCCCACGGGCGTCGAGTGGCGGGGTGGAATTGACCAGTTTAACGATGGCCATTCGAATCACCTCAGCCCGCGCGAACTTTTCGCCGGTCACCCGTCGTCCTTCGGCACAATAAGCATCGAGGGCCGCGAGTTCGGTGGGGTCCATTCGAAGCTGGATAGCGGTGGTGAGTTTTGCCATAGCCAGCGATTAACATGTTCGGGATATCTTGGATACTCAGTTTATGCATATCCGGTATGTCCATTTCGTGGATATGCAAACAATCCGACTTCCGTCATTCCCCCTCCCAGAGGCCGGGATCATCCGGCCGAGGGGACCACCAAATGAACGATCTTGGGATACACAACGAACAGGTCATTGAATGGTTGGCGGAATCACGTGGATTTGTGATGGCCATACAGTTTCCGGCTCAAAATGCTCTGCCATTCGTGCTGCGTTTATCAGAATGGAATGACGCCAGGTCAGCGGCCATCGGCGAACTTGGTCACGTTGATGTGGCGTCCGAAGGCAGTGCGTCCCTCTCGACCATGGGCGCGATCCTGGGGGCGATCACCAGCGCCTGACCCTACGGAGCGGCCTGCGGGCCACCCGCACCTGATCACCGGGCTTCGACCCCAACACGAGGATGAGACGATGACCCTCGCACCCGAGCACATCGACGATCTGATCCGGATGGAACGGCTCGATGCTGGCTTCCATCAGATGATGGCCGAGCACTGGCACAAAGCGGCGCGGAGGGTGAAGGCGGAGTTCAGGGAGCCCTACCTCGCCGAGGGTGATGAGCACCTGGCCAGCGCGAACAGGTGCCTGGCGGCCGCGATCGGGTGGGCAAGCCGATGAGCGAGCCGAAGCTGAAATGCAGCGAACGCGTTCCCTCCGGCAGGTTCGGCAGGATACCGTGCTCCAAACCCGTCACCGTGGAACGTGACGGCCATCCCTGCTGCACCATCCACGATCCCGAGCGCATCGCAGCCAGACGCGACGCCTGGAACAGGGCTTATGACGAGCGGGCCATTCGAGATAACCAGATATACGCCAAGACATCCGCGCGCGCCGCCATCGCCACGGCCGCGATCGAAGCCGTCAACGACGCGGGGTCGCACGACCCCTGGTTCCGGGTGATCGCCGCGGTCAGGAAATGGGAGAAATTGCCGTGATCGGCGTTCAACTGACGATTTTTGATCGGCACGGTGAGGCGAGTGTATTCCTGCATCCGTCCGGGGACCATATTGTCATCCGCTATCATCCAGACAAGCGCGGCGGCGAGTATCCCAATATCATAGCGCACGGCTCGGAGCGTTGGGCACGCGATGTTGAAAAAGCGGAAAGGGCGAGTGTGTTTCTATGAGAACTATTGTCGAGATCAAGTTCGGCTCGCACCTGTATGGCACCAGCACACCCGCGTCCGACGTTGATTACAAGTCGGTGTTCGTGCCGCCTGCGGATGACATCTTGTTGCAGCGCGTGAAAAACACAATTACGAGCCAGCGGGCGAAACAGCCATTCGAGAAGAATGTGGCCGGCGAGATCGACCGCGAGGCATACGCGCTGCACCGATACCTTTCTCTGCTGGCCGAAGGTCAGACCGTCGCGCTAGACATGCTGTTCGCGCCACGTTGGGCGATGTCCGGCGATCCCGATCCGATCTGGCACACGATCTGGGATGCGCGCCATCAGCTTCTAAGCCGTCGCGCGGCCAGCTTCATTGGCTACTGCCGGACCCAGGCCAACAAATACGGGATCAAGGGTAGCCGCGTGCATGCGGTGCGCAACATCGTGGAGTGGTTCGATCAGGCAATCGCGACGCATGGGCATTTGGCCAAGATGGAGGTCGCCACGGGCACGCTTCCCGCGTTCATCGCTGAGCGCACTCTGGACCATACGGCCATCATCAGCATACCGCATCCGACAAGGCCGGACGTTGGGCTTCCGCACCTGGAATGCTGCAACCGCAAAGCGCCCTTCACGGTGTCACTCAAGGACACGCGGGCGATCTATGCGCGGCTTCTCGACGAATACGGCGCCCGAGCGTTGATGGCGGAACGCAATGAGGGCGTGGATTGGAAGGCCCTATCTCATGCGGTTCGCGTTGGCACCGAAGCGCTGGAACTGCTGGCGACCGGGCATATCACGTTCCCATTGCCGAACGCGGCGCGCGTGCTTGCGATCAAGATGGGCGAGTTCCCGTATGCCTTGGTCGCGGAGGAAATAGAGGGCTTATTGGAGCGCGTGGAAGCCGCTGAGAAGGTCTCTTCGCTGCCGCTCGTGCCGAACCAGACCATGATCGATGATGTCGTGCGTGATGCCTACCGATCAGCGGTAATATCATGACCCGCCGCATCACCCCCGCCCTGTGCGCCGCCCGTCGTGCCCGCGGCATCCTGGCGACGCTCCACCCAGGAGAAATCGTGCTGATCCCACTCGATGGCGGACGCTACTGGCAGCGGGAGGGTGGAGCGCGCATCGGCGCCGTCGCGGCACAGGTGCTTGGGGTTGGGCGCTACACGGTCGATACAGTCTCAACGGAGGGGTTCGCGAAGGTGACGTATCGTGCCAGCTAAGCGCCTCTTCACCGCGACCGAGGACAATCTGATCATCGCCGCGCGTGCCGATCGCGTCTCGTGGGCTGACATCGCCCTGCGGATCGGCGACGTCGTGCGCGATACCGTCCGGGTGCGCGGCATGGAACTCGGGCTGTCCATGCGGGGCTCCAATGGCCGTGACTATGCCAGGACGGAGCCGGTCCACAGCGAGCACCGCGAGCCGCTGCCAGCGCATCATCCGGTGGCGTGGAGCGCGATTGAACGGGCTTTGAACGATCACAGAAGGGGATATCCATGATCACCGGCGCCATCGCCATCCTGATCATCGTGCTCCTGAGCGCGCTGGCCGGAGGATCGGACGAATGAGGCGTATCCTGATCGTGCGGCCGGACGGGACGGTCAGCGAGGAAGTGGGGCGGTGAAACCAAACGGCCCTCCCGTCAGGATTGACAGAGAGGGCCGGAGGTAGTTCTGTAGCGTTGTCGCGGCGGAGCTTCCAACTTCCGGACCGCGGTGGATGGCTGTATAGGGCAGCCGAGCAATGAAGCCGACGGTTATTTACGTAATCCTCGGATTTCTTGCAAGGCCCCATTCACCATCGGAATTAACCGAGGCGGAGATGGGCTATGACCAGCGAATTATCCGGCGAAAAAAGGAAGCGTGTCAGGGCGCAACTCGGGTGGCGCTTCAATCGCCCCGGCCAGGCCGATCCGTGCGGACCATACTGGATCGTCATGAATCTCTCATGGCACCGGGATCTCCGGTATCGGGGGCCGAATGTTCATTTTCGTCACCCAACAGTGGAAGCCGCGACCGCTGAAGCGGATCGGTTGTCTCGACAGGAGCGGCATCTTGGCTGGCGCTTCGGCGTGTTCGAATTCACCAATATCACGTGCAAAGTGGAACCGCTTGCTGAGCAATCTGTCGAATTAACGCAGGCGGCTGAATAATGGTCATCTGGCACACTGAGCCGGAGGTTTGCGCGTGGTAGGAATTGAGCATTCAGCGGACTGCAACATCAGCGAAAAGCTAAGCAGCACATGCTCGTGCGGCGCTGATCTACGCGGATGCTATTACCCCATCGTGGCCGACGCCGGCATGTGCTGCGGCGCCACCCCGTGCGATCTGGAATGGTATCGCCCGTGCGGAAGTTGTTGGGATTTCAGGACGTGTGGCGATTGCGCCGAACCCGTCTGGCCAGGACCATCAAGCAATCTATGGGCGCGACCTGAGTTTCCGGAGATGGCGGCGTGACCAAGATGAACTGGGACAAAGCGCGACGCCGGACCAAGGGCATCCCCGTGTCTCCGGTTCAGGTCGCCGCTGACCGTCATATCGCGGCTGAGAAATCAAAATCAACCGATAAGCACGGACGCGCGGCCGCCGATGTGGCGCCGCTCGAAACCCCGATCTGCCCAACGTGCGGGAACGTCGCACGGTTGTCCGATGGCAAGTTTGGGATCAAGGCCGAGTGCTGCGGATTGTGGTCGTGGGGGCTGAAGTCCCTCGTGAGCCGGGAGACGCACGCCGCCCGTATCGCCGCTCACACCGCGTTCGACGCACTCTGGAAGTCCGGTAGGATCGAACGCCGCGACGCATACGCCAAGCTGGCCGAACTCATGGGTATGCCGCGGGCCGAATGCCATATGAGCCTGATGACGGTCGAGCAGGCTACCCGGGCACGGCGACTGGTGACCGATGGTGCGATCGTCGCTGACCCGCCGCCGCCGTTACCCAGGACCACGCGCACGCATCCCGCTCACAGGCGAAATAAGCAGCGTGAGGTGTTTATCACGGTCGGCGCGGACTGCCCCTGGAACACGACACCTGGCGTCCGGCAGTCTCATCACTTCGAATCGGTCGAGGCCGCGCACCGCGCTGGCTTCACGGCGGTTCGCGCGTGATGAAGGGGCGCTATGACAAGAAATCCGGACGGCTCAAACGCTACCGCGATATTCGGCCACCCATGCCACTGTTGAACGCTGAGCAAGCTGGATGGCTACGTCGTTTAATCGAGGGCCCCATGCGGCGGGACGGAAACTCTGATCCGCTTCCCTACGGCATGGCGACTATCTTCCTCGATTACCAACTGATCGAGCCATTTACCGAATTCTCGCACGGCGCCGGGATCGTGCGTCAAAGCTGGCGGTGTTGGAGGATTACCCAATCCGGAGAACAGGCGCTTCGCACGGCGCGGAAGGAGGCCAACTGACGCGAACCACCGCGTGACAGACAGGCCCCATACCATGCCGGACACCGCGGACGAACGACGCGAAAACCGACACAGCCAGCCGTGCGTAAACCACACCGATGAGGCAGCCGGCCCCGTCGATGCGCCCCGCCCCCATGTCGGCACATGTGTTCCGCGTATTCGTGGGACCTACGGGGGCATAATATGATTCCGTTTTTGCTTGACGCTCAGGTGCGCCTGAGACCGCAAGGCGAGCACGCGAGCCTCGCTGAGCCCAACGAGCTGCTGCACCAACAAGCGAGCCTCGCCGCCGGCCGCACCGTCTGAGCCGTATCGAGGTCCGTGCCACAGGCTCGACCATCGCAAGCGCGATGGCCATTGGTTTTGTTAAGAACAGAAGGTCTCTCTTTGTTGATGGAAAAAAGAAAAGAGGACTGAGTCTCGGACTAGCAAAAAAACGCCAAAATGTGAGAAAAAATAACATGCGAAAACCGAAAATTCCGCGCGAGCCCTACGCGATCGAACCCTTCGACTTCGAAAGGGACGGAGATGCCGCCCGCTGCGTGCCGATAACAAACTTTGTCATCCCGCCATGGCTCGCGCTTCTGACGGACGATCCGGACTGGCAACCGGAGGGGGGGATCGGATGAGTCTCGAACCCACCTCACGCGGCCAGCCCGAACCGCACGAGCACGGCAGACCGCGAACCAATCCCCTCCGTGAGCCGCACGTCATCGCCCGCCTCCGCGAGTTCATCGCGACCGAAGGCGCCGGACGGCCCGGCAAACCCGGCAACTCGGAGATCGCCGCGATGGTGTGGCGGGAGTTTAAGATCCCGTGCAACCCGAACAAAATCGCCGGCACATTGGGCCGCGAGCGCATTAGCCGAGGCGGCGTGAACAACAGAAATCACGCGCCGATCTGGCCTGAGGATCGCGTCGCTAAACTCCGCGAAATGTTCGAGGCCCGCGCACCATGGGATGCCGTCGCGGACGAATTCGACGTGACGGTCGAGGCCGCGAAGCACAAATGCTACTCGCTGGGACTGCGCCGAGATCGCCTGCCGAGCGAGAAGCTGCCATCCAAGCCCACGCAGTCTAAGCGCGCACCGCGTCGTCTCATCACGTCGCCACTGCCCATCCGGACACCGCTGGCGCCTCACTCGCACGTCCGCGACGATCTGGTGCCCAAGGCGACGTTACCTCTGCCGCCGGCACAGCATCAGATCACGGAAGGCGATGAGGGTCCGGATTTTGTCCCGGATTATATCGTCTTTTCGCGCGCCGCATTGTTAGCCCGCGCCAACGCACGACGGCGTGGGCTGATCGCGGGAGAGTTCCCCACCGCACTCCCCAGACTCCCCGTCCCCACACCGATCCCCAAAGCCAGCGGACGCGTGATCGAATGCCAATGGCTCGATGGGAATGGACCGTTCGTGTCCTGCCCCGAACGTTCAGTGCCAGGCGGTGTCTACTGCCGGGACCATGACTGGCGGGCGCACCACCAAACGCGGACTGAAACCACACCGCAACCCGACGCCACGTAGGATCGAGCCGTAAACAAGGAATTCAACAATGTCAGTCTCCCTCCAAGGTAAAACTTACCGCGCCGAAATACGGCCCCGGATCGGGCAATGGTGATCGAATTCCGAGGGCAAATATTCTGGCAAAATGTCTTGATAGGAGACGACGAAGCCTGTTGGCCGTGGAAGGGCTCTGTCCGAGGAAAGGGTTATGGCCAACTTCGTTGGAAAAACCATAAGGCATCCGCGCATCGTGTCGCTTATTATTTGAACCTGGGAGAAGAGGTGCCTCGCTTGTCGCCGGGAGGATCTCGGGATGCTTTGTTGGTCATGCATTCTTGTGATAATCCAAGATGCTGTAATCCCCATCATCTAACTATCGGAACAACCAAACAAAACAGCGCTGATTGCTCTGCGAAGGGGAGAGCCGTGGACAATAGCGGGGAGCGGCATGGGATGGCTAAGCTTACCATTAATCAAGTGAGAGAAATCCGTGAGAGATGTATGCGGGGAGAAACAAAAAGATCGATTGCTAAACGACTTGGCGTCTCTGAGTCGGCTATCCACTTGATAACGAACGGAAAGAGATGGAAAAATGTCTAACCCTGTTGTTCACCTCAACGGCCGGACTTTCTGTTCGGTCCGCACCATGGCCGGCGAACCGCTCGTGATCGTCCAACGCGGTAAAATGTGGCGCGTGGCGAGCGATCGGGATACGGTCAGGGTGCTCGCTGGACTGAACGTGTGTCCTCTGCGGGTCGTGACACTTGACAAAATGGCTCGGAATTAGGCAATTCGCGATATGGTAACCGGTTACCTCAGAACAGATTTATAGCAGATGGCCACGCGAAAAGCGCCATCCACGGCTTTTAAGAAGGGCCAGTCCGGCAACCCCGGAGGGCGACCGAAGATCGTGGCTCACATTAAAGACCTTGCTCGATTGCGCACTGACGACGCCGTGGCCGCCCTCGTGGCCGCGTTAAAAAATCCCAACGAGCGCGTATCGGCCGCGACGATCCTTCTGGCCTATGGCTACGGCCGTCCGCAGCAAACGATCAACGTTCGGAAGATCAAGAGTATCGACGATTTGGACGAAGAGGAGTTGTCGATCCTCGCCGCCACTCCCCTCGACAGCGACAAGCGGGCGACAAAGCATTGATGGACAACCGCACCCGATACCTGAACCTCCTCGAATCGGTCCTGACCGGCACGCTGACGGAGGACCCGCCGGCCGATCCTTGGTCGCAGCGGGCTTACGATAAGGCCAAACGTGACCTCGGCCGCGACTGGCCGGCCACGGCGCTGACCATGATCGGCACGGCGCGCATGCAGCAACTCCGGCAGGCGTGCGAGGAAGTTCTGGACACCGATGTTCTCGGCGATTTTATCGAGACGGGTGTCTGGCGCGGCGGGGCCTGCATCTACATGGCGGCGATCCTCAAGGCATGGGGCGACACCGAGCGCGAGGTGTGGGCCGCTGACAGCTTCCAGGGCCTGCCCGAGCCTGTGCTGGCGCAGGACGCGGGCGATCGGCACCACACCTATCACGAGCTTGCCGTGAGCCGCGCCGAAGTCGAGGCCAACTTCCGCCGCTTCGGCTTCCACGATTGCGTCAACGTGCTGGAGGGATGGTTCCGCGAGAGGCTGCCCACGGCGCCGATTGAGCGGCTGGCGATCCTGCGGCTCGACGGGGACATGTATGGCTCTACGATGGACGCGTTGACCGCGCTCTATCCTAAATTGTCAGCGGGTGGCATTTGCATAATCGATGACTATTTCCTCGCGCCATGCCGCCAGGCGGTGACTGATTACCGAGCGACGTACTTGGTCGCCGATGAGATCGTTGACATTGACGGGATGGGCGTGTGGTGGAGGAAGTCATGAGCATGTTTTCAGCGGCTGCAGCCGAACATCACAATGAAATTTTGGCCAAGAAGGCCAAGGAACTGGAGGCGGCGCTCAACAATCGAGACTGGGAAGCGGTCGCGGTCATTTATCAATGGATGGCTAATGGACCGTTCAGTGAATAATGCCTGACGGTGACGCACGCACGCTGATCGTCCTCGCGGCGCGGGCCAAGTTGGCGCGGCTGAAACTACTAAAAGCACAGAAGGCCGAGGCCGAGGATAGTCTACTCGCGTTCGTGCGGATGTTTTGGAGAGTTTTGGAGCCTGAGAAGCCACTGATTGAAGGATGGTTGCTCGAACTCCTGTGCGACACGTTCATGGCTGTGACCGATGGGCACCTGACGCGCGTCTGCATCAACGTGCCGCCCGGCAGTATGAAATCCAGCCTTTTGAACGTGTTTCTCCCCGCGTGGGAATGGGGACCGCAGAACCTCCCACACAAGCGATATCTTTCCGTCAGCTACTCAACCGCCGTTCCAGAGCGAGACAACATCCGCTTTGCCCGCTTGATCAACGATCCCGTTTATCAGGCGTTGTGGGGTGACAGAGTTAAATTGGTGCGCGATGGCTCTGAGGTGGTCGAGAACGGCCGCACGGGGTGGAAGCGTGTCACGAGCACCGGCGGATCGATCACGGGGTTGCGCGGCGATCGTTTGCTTTTAGACGATCTGAACAACCCCTCGAACGTCGAAAGCGAGGACGTGCGCCAGACCGCGACTCGGTTCGTTCGCGAGATCATGCCTGATCGGCTCAACGATCTGACTGAGAGCGCGATCATCAACCTCCAGCAGCGGACGCATGAGGGGGACGCCACGGGCGTTTTGATCGAGCACGGGCAAGGCTATGTGTTCGTTTGCGTGCCCATGGAGTTCGATCCGTTGCGTTCGGGACCTGTGGTGCTGCGCCGGCATGAGGATGGCTCGCCTGACATGGTGTGGCGTGACCCTCGCGGCCTGGACGTGGACGGCAACGAACTGCCCGGCCTCTACAACAATTCCAGGGGCGAACTGAGGGTCGAGGATGGCTCTCTGATGGCCCGGGCCGAGGGGGCTCTGTGCTGGCCCGAACGGTTCCCGCCGGCGGCAGTGGAGAAGCTACGGGCTGAGAAGGGTCAATACGCGTGGGACAGTCAGTATCAGCAGTTTCCAGGCGTTCGCGGTGGCGGCATCATCCGCAAGGACTGGTGGCGGCTGTGGCGCGAGGAAGCGTATCCAGAACTCGGCACGGTCATCATTTCGGTGGATACGGCCGTCGAGGAAGGAACCCAGAACGATTACAACGCCTGCACGGCCTGGGGCGCGTTCGCGGGGGTGAACGGCGAGCCGCTGATGTTGATCCTTGATGCGTGGCGTGCGCGGCTCCCGTTGGCGCAACTCGTGGCCCGGATCGCTGAGACATGCCGTCGGCGCAACGCCGATTACCTGCTAATCGAGCACAAGACGCGCGGCCGGGACGTGCACGATGAGATCGTGCGGCTGTATCAATCGGCGACGTGGCAGACGATCCTGGTCAAGGCGGAGGTGTCCAAGGTGTCGCGGCTCAAAGCCGTAGAGCACCTGTTCAGCGGTGACTACCGCAAAGACCCGAACGGGGTTGAAAGCTGGTCTGGTGGCCTGGTTTACGCGCCAGACAAGGACTGGGCTGATATGGTGATCAACGAAGTCGCGGCATTCCCCTATGGGCAGTTCGATGACCTGTGTGACACCGTGAGCCAGGCTCTTGGTTGGGTTCGCAAGAACGGTGTGATCCTACGAAAGGTCGAGTTTGACGACGAAGAGACCGAGCGCGCCCGCTACCGCCGCACCCCGAGCGTTCCCTACGCGATCTAAGTTGCCTAAATCACAGGCATGTGACTATGGTCCGCGCCGAAGGAGACGCTACTGATGGTCGATTACGTCGCCGCGCCTCGCCGTCCACGATCTGTTGAGGCTGGTGACGATTACTGGCCAGAGACCTGGGAGACGTTGACGGTTATTATTGATGACAATTCCGCTACCGACACCGGCCTTGTCGATCAGCATGGCGTGACGATCTGGCGCAAGCCTGCGCGTCATCCGGTCGGCTTCTGATGGCCTTCGATAAGCAGAGGTCGCAGCGATGATACTCCATGTTGATTGGTATCGGGCTCAAGAGGCCGCGTTGGCGAAAGAACGGGATGAAATCTTCAGTCGCGGCAAGGCGTCCCATGAGCAAGTTCTAGACAACATTGTCAAAGCCGATGAGTTAACGGCCCTTGGTTGGACGCAGGACCCTGATACTTATGAGTGGATGTCCCCGCCGAAAGGCTTTTACTGATGGCCCTCGCCGCCAACCGCTCCAACGTCCACATCGTCGATCCCTGGCCGCGTGGCGGTCTGGCCGGCACGACGGGCGCGGAGATCGAAGAGGCGCCGGAGAACGACACCAGCATCGTCACGGTCGAGGACACGGCGGACGGCGGGATCAGCATCACGATCGGCGGCGACAGCGAGCCCGAGGAAGAGACCGCCCCGGATACCAACTTCAACCGCAACCTCGCCGAGAGCATGGACAGCATGGCGTTGGCCGCGCTCGCCGGTCACCTGCTGGATGGCATCGACGCCGATATCCAGAGCCGCCGGGACTGGGAGGACACCGCGAACCGAGCGGCTGACTTTCTCGGGATCAAGCTGGTCGATCCGTCAACTTCGGTATCGGCTGACGGCACGATCAGCAAAGCGGTGGCCACGACATTACTTGAGGCGGTGGTTAAAATCTGGGGCACGCATCGGGCCGAGCTTCTCCCGGTAAGCGGTCCGGTTAAGGTTCGGCGCGACGATCCGCCGAAGCCTCAGGTCGGACACAACGGCGGGCCGCCGCTCGATGATGAGACTGGGATCGCCGCGTCTCAGGTCGATGCGGACGCGGGGGATGACCTCGGCCTCGCACTCGAAAGCGACATGAACCATTTCCTGACCGTGACGGATCGGGAATACTACCCTGACTTCTCGAAGATGCTGTTCAATCGCGCGCTGATGGGCCTCGCGTTTCGCAAGGTGTTCCGAGATCCGTTGAAGCGCAGGCCCGCGAGCGTGTGGGTCAAGGGTCAGGATCTGATCGTGAGCAACGATTGTTCGCACCTGTCCGGCGCCGCCCGTGTCACCGAGCGGATCAGGATGCGCCAGTCCGTCATGCGGCGGATGCAGGCGGGCGGGCACTATCGCGACGTGCCTCTGGTGCAGCCGACCGGCGATGCATCGCCGACCGAGATGGCGGTGGCCGAGACCGAGGGCGTCTCCGCGATGCCGATGCTCCCCGGCGACTATGAGCACACGGTATATGAGACGAACTGCGAACTGGGATCGAGCACCACATCATCGTGGATCGGCGACATTTCGAAGCTGGATCGTGATGAGACTGGCAAGAAGCCCGGCTTTCCGTTGCCCTATCGCGTGTCGATCGACCTGGACAGCCGCGAGGTGCTGGAGATCAGGCGCGGGTGGAAACAGGGCGACGAGGACTACCGGCCGCGCAAGCGCTACGTCAAATACGGCTTCGTGCCAGGGCTCGGATTCTATGACCTCGGGCTGATCCATCTCATCGGCAACCCGACGCAGGCGATCACGATGATACAGCGGTCCTGCACCGACGCCGCGGTGCTGGGCAACTTTCCGGCATGGGCACGACTGAAGGGGCCTGGCTCTCGGCAGCAGAACACGGTGTTGCGTCCCGGACCGGGCGAGATCGTGGACATCGACGCGGCTGGTTCGCAGAAAATCCAGGATGCGCTGATGCCGTTTCCTTACAAGGACGTGTCCGCGCAGGCGATGGCGATGGCGGCCAAGCTGGAAGGCGACACACGGCGGCTGGCGGGGATCATCGAGTTGCCCGTGGGAGAGGGGCGCATCGGGAACACGCCTGTCGGCACGATCATGAGCTACATCGAGGCCGTTTCGCAGGTGCCCGGTGCCATCGCCAAGGACGATCATGTCGCGCAGCAGGAAGAGTTCGAGATGCTGCGGGAATTGTTCGCGGAAGACCCAGAGAGCCTGATCAAGGGCGTGAAGCGGCCAGCCAGGAAGTGGCAGATCGCCGAGGAACTGATGGACCCGGAGTTGGTACCGGCGGCTGACCCCAACACGCCGAGCATGGTGCATCGGTTGATGAAGCTCCAGGCGCTGGTGACGCTGGGCGGTCTGCCGCAGTTCATGGGCATCGCCAATAACCGTGAGATTTATCGCCATTCGGTGCGCATTCTGGCGCAGGACAACCCCGATGAGTTCGAGATGCCGGAGGCGCCGCCTTCGAGCGAACCGCCTGACCCGAAGATCATCGCCGCCCAAATCAAGGCACAGGCCGATGTGAGTAAGGCCGAGGCCGGGGCGAAGCGCGACGAACTGAAGCACCAGGGCGACATGGCCGAGATCGCGCTGTCGGCTCAGCAGAAAGAGGCTGATCGCGTGGCCGGGCTGGAAAAGGCGAAGATGACCTTGCAGGCGGCGGTGGTGAAGACGGCGCACGACGGGATGGGCGCCCACGCTGGCCGGACGCATGAGGCGGGGATGTCGGACGCCGATCGGGCGCACGAGGCACAGCAGAAAGAAGCCGACCGGGCACAGCGGCACGCGCAACACCTGAACGAGATGGCGGTGGAGCGGGAGAAGAACGCTCAGACCTTCGCGGCTCCGCTGATGGCGCCAGATGAGGGGAAGAAGGAATGATCCAGTCTCGTCATCCAAGGTGGCCCGATCGCGACAAAATCCCTCAATCGGGATATTGGTGTGTGAATGTGCCATCCGAGCGATGGTGGCGGCGTCTTTTGCGTTTGTGGAGGATCGTGACCCATGGTTGATACTGCACGCCAGCGGGCGGTCTCCGCGCTACGGGACAGCGGTTACGCGGGTGGCGGGGGCGTCCATGCCGATGCGGCGCAGGACAAGGCGCAGATCAAGCGGTTGCTCGGCACGGCTCGGATCAAGCTGAAGGGCGGCGGGGCGGTGCCGGGCAATGAGCCGGCCGATCGCCCTGACCGCAGGGCGCGTGGTGGCCACGTCAAAGGCAAGTCCAAGGGTAAGACCGTCAATGTGATCGTGATCAACGGAAAGGGTGGGGGTGACAAGCCGACCGCGATGCCCATGCCGCCACCACGTCCCATGGCACCTCCTTCTGGTCCGCCGCCCGGACCTCCGCCGATGGCCGGTCCTCCCGGCGCTGGCGGTCCGCCGATGCCGCCTCCGGGTGCGATGCCACCGAGGCCGATGGGGATGGCGCGGCCTCCTGGTGTGAAGCGAGGCGGCGCGGTGCATCGCGCGAACGGTGGCGCGGTGACCTCTGGCAGCAACGATCGCGAGCCGGACCGGGTGCTCGATAACGACAAGCCGGAGACCGATCGCGAGAACAACGCGCCCCCGTTCAGCGATGCGCAGGACATGGATCGTGGGCTTGAGAAGGCGCGGGACATCAAGGGGCGGTTCATGGGAGGGGCTATCTGATGGTGGCGTTGATCGACCCCGATGCAACTTTTCATTTCGTCTTGGCTCGGGATGGAAGCGGTCCGCAACTCTGGATGCGAAACAGCCTGAACGACTGGTTCATGGTGCGATTTGGCTGGGGCCCGCGGGCGAACGGCCAGAAGTTCATGCCATGGCGATGAACAGTCCAGACAAGTTCCCGATGGGCTACCAATATCTCGGCCCGGCCGTATGGCCTGAGCGGGAGCGAGACAACCTCTGCTCTGAGAACAAAACAAAGCAGGAGATGATCGACTTACTTTCGGCCCGCTGTCAGATGTGGGCTGATAGGGTGACGCGACTGAAAACGGAACTCGCCGACGCCGAGAACCGCTACGCCACATTGCGCGCCGCGACCGTTCCTGAACCCCCGAGTCCGGCGCCCAATCCCTTCCGCGACTTCGGCCACGATCCGCGCAAGATGGGACCGCTCTGATGCTCGTGATCTCCTCCGCGCACCTGAACATGCTCATGCAGACCCTCGTCGAAGCGACGCACGGCATGACCGATACCGAGGGCGAGCGGGCGCGGGTCAGCACGATCGATCCCAGGGCGCTCCGGAGCGCCGCGCTGGTGGGCTTGCAGGTGGCCACGGGAGAGACGGTCCTGGTGGCCGGCGAGAAGATCACGGTTCGACGCCAGCAATCCAGCGGCGTCGTGGATGTGGAGGTGCGATGATGGAAACCACGACGGTCGATATAATAAATGCGATTTCGCCAGAAGAATTAGCCGCCGCAACGGAACGCAAGAACCGTATGATTCGTGCTCTTGGAGTCGGAATGCGAGAAGTGATCGAACAGGCTGCCGCGAATGCGTTTAATACCGCGTTTGAAAAATGTAAGGAAAAATCTTGATGGACATGCGGATCACGGTTGGCGGCGATGCCGAGACGGGCTGGCTCGTGGATATCCACGACGGCTTCAAGCAGGGATGTTACTCCCCGCCCGCTGACACGCCGGAACTGGCGGCTGTGCTGGCGCTGCAAATTCATGCCGGGATCGCGGGACGGCCGTTTGAGTTTCCCAGGTCGCCGATGGAGGACGATCGCGAGATGACGAAGGCGGAACAGAAAGCCGCCGATGAGGCCGAGGCAAAAGCGAAGGCCGACGAAAACAAGAGCGAGCCGATCAAGCCGGCCGATGCGCTTGCCCGCGCCGGGATCGCGGCTCCGAAGAAGTAGTGTCCGATCACTCCCTCCGCGAGACCCTACGCGCTCGACTGTCCGAACAGGTCAGCATCGAAACCGATCTGCTGACCGAACGGACCGGCGATAGTGAGTCCCAGATGCGGACGCGGCTCGGGGTCATTCTGGGACTGAAACGCGCCGTCATCATTCTCGATCAGGTATACAGGGACCTTCATGGCTGACGTGACGCGGCTGCACAAATGGCACCATGACGACTACAACGTGGCCAAGCATCAGATTTATCAGGCGCTGGGCGACTTAGCGGATATCGACATATTCGGCCGCCAGGTGCTCGTGGCCGTTTACGTGCGGCCCGACGTGAACCCCGTTACGGGCGTCTATCAGACCATCGCCGGAATGAAAGAGGACTGGTGGCAGGGCAAGTCCGTGCTGATCCTGAAATGCGGCCCGGATGCGTTCGAGGGTGACGCCAGTTACATCGCCGCGACGTTCCCGGCCAACACCAAGCCTGTCCCCGGCGAGTGGATGTTCGCCAACGCCAACGCGGGCATTCAGATCAGCCTCATGGGCGAGAATGCCGAGAAGGTTATGACCGAGGACCGTCGCGGCGAGATGGTCCCGGTGTTCGATTGGGACGGCTGGCCGTGCCGGATCATTCCCGACGATCAGTTCCTGGGGCGGATCGCGCGTCCACACTCGGTAATCTAGGATGAAACACCCACTTACAGCAGAATATGTGCGCGGCATTCTAGCCTATCTGCCGGAGGAGGGCCGCTTGATATGGCGCGAACGTCCCGATATGCGGTTGTGTTGGAACAGGCGCTGCGCTGGTAAGGATGCGGGCTCACTTGGGAGGGGCGGATATCCCCAAGTGCGGATCGACAGCCATAACTATGATGTTCATCGCATTGTCTGGTTAATCACGCATGGCGTGTGGCCGAGTGAATTGGATCACAAAGATGGCGACCGGAAGAACTTTCGGTTGAGCAATCTTCGGACAGTAAATAGGTCGCAGAATTCACAGAACATCAGAATCCATCGAGACAACCAGACCGGTTACAAGGGTGTGATATTTGATAAGCAGACCAAGCGATATCGCGCTCACATACAGGCTCAAAAGAAATCCATGCACCTTGGCTGCTTCGCGACTCCGCAAGAGGCTCATGCTGCTTATTTGCGTGCTGCTGGCATTCTCCATGGCGAGTTTGCGAACCTGAACCGTGAGGTGAGGGCGATATGGCCGTAACAAAAGAATGCCAGGGCTGCGAGTTCTGGCGCAAGGTTCGGGGTGCACCGCAGGGCACCTGCCATGAGTCGCCGAAGATTCCTGTCATGGTCGGGCAGGCGCAAAATCCCGTGACGCAACAACTGGTTCCCGTGATCTTGTTCTACTGGCCAGAGACACAGGCACATGAGTTCTGCGGACGGTTCAGACCATCGACGGGCACGCTATCGAAGATCGACCTGACGAAGCTGGCCGATGTGAGTGTGGAGGGACAGGCGTGACACCAGAGGAACAACTTCAACCCGCCATCGTGATGATGCACCGTTCCATGGTTGGCGCCGAACAGTTGCCGGACGACTGGGACATCAAGAAGGTATTCGCCGATCCGGATGTGCTGCCCTACGCCCGCGAGGAAATCGTGAGGCTACAGGCGATCCGCAAGTCTCGACAGGACCATGATCACGAAAGCAAAATCCGCTGCGAGGCGCTTGAGCGTCTGGTCGCGGCCTATGAGGAAGCAACCAATGCCGGGTGAAACAGTCACGGTCGATACCACGATCGAAGGCCCAGAGCAGCGCCGGTCTCGCCGCGAACGCCCGGACCGCGAGATGACGCAACCCGAGATCGATCCCGTCACGATCGAGGAAAGCGCCACGTTCTCTCCCGAAGACGCGGTGGCCGATGCCGCGCGCAAGCTTCAGGAGAGCCAACGCTCCGTCGAGACGGAACGGGCGGGGCGGTTGGCGGCTGAACGCACAGCGGCCGATGCGCGCCAGCAGGTGCAGCAGGCCAACGCGGGTCGCACGCAGGACCGGACGGCGGCGGTCGCAGCGGCGGTCGAGGCGGCGAAGTCCGAAGCTGATCTGGCGGAGGCGGCGTTCGTATCGGCCCGCGAGATGGGCGACGCGGGGGCGGAAGCCAAGGCGCTGCGGGCCATGAGCCAGGCTGACTTCCGGCTCAATCAGGCGACCGGCGAACTGGCGACAATCCAGGCGAATGGTCAGCGGCAGCAGGATCAACCACGCCAGCAACAGAACGGACCCGGCCCGGCGGCGCAGGCGTGGATCAACCGCAACCCCCGTTTCAACACGGACACCGCGTTCAAGCAGGCGGCACTGACCGCGCATGCCGAAGCGATCACGGATGGGATTGTCGCGGAAAGCCCGGCCTATTTCCGTCACATCGAAAGCAGGTTGCTGGAGGCCGGCCACGAAGTCAGCGGCGCGCAACCCCAGGAGAGGCAACAGAGAATGGAAGAGCCACGCACGCCACCGCGCCGCCAGGAGCAGTTCAGCGGGGCGCCTCCCTCGCGCGGAGATGGCGGCGGTGCCTCGCGGGCCAACACGGTGCAGACGTTGCTTGGCCCCGTCACGGTCAACCGCCGCGCGGATGGCAAGGTGGGCATTCAAATCCCGCAGAACCTCCGCGAGAACTTCGAGGAGGGCGCCAAGATCACCGGCATGACGCTGGCCGAATACGCCTATGAGCAGGTGCAGGTGGCCGAGGAACGCAAGGCCGGCGGTAACGGCGGCATGATCGAATCCGAAACTCAGACATGGCGGTGAATTGATGTCCGAAACTATGATCCCCGTTCTCGATCCCCCAGTGTCCGATCGCGTTCGCAAGGGTTGGCCCAAGGGCAAGCCGCGCGGCGAGCGCACCAAGGCCGTTCGCGAACAGGCGCCCCGCGTGGCGGAATCACGAACGTCTCACGATGCGGCCGATGTCGGAATCGCCTCCAATCCAGGACCGGCGCAGCGTGCCGAACCATCGCGCGAGGTCATCAGCGACAATGAGCCGCGCACCCGCGTTCGCCGCGAACAGCGTGCCGTTGGCGGGTTCGATCTCCCCACGCATCTGAAAAAGCCGGGATGGGACTATCAGTGGCACGTCGATACGGTGCTGGCGCAACCCGTCGATGCGTCCGAGTTCACGCTGCGACACGAAGCCGGATGGCGCACGGAGAAGGCTGGCAACTGGGTCGGCTATGCTCCGCCGGGAGCGCAGCCGAATGATCTGGTGCAACGGCTTGGACAGACGCTCTACAGCCGCCCGATGCACATGACGATCGAAGCACGACAAGAAGACATGGACGCGGCCAATCAGCAGGTCAGAGATCGCGTTCAGGGTTCGATTGAAGGTCGGATCAAGGGCGGCGAAGGCATTTCCGACGTGCGCGGCGTGCGCCCCGCGGCGTTCTCTCTGGAGATCATCGGCGAGGCTGGCACATCGAGCGAGCCAGTCAGGCGACGAGAGTAGGCCCACACCAAACCATACCTTATCCCACCTCGGCAGACCGCGCCCCGCCTGACCACAACCGACCTCGCCCGACCACGTCTCGTCTAACCATGCCTTGCCGTGCCCGATCCCATCGTTCCTCACCCAATCCGGCCAGAGCCTACCGAACCGCGCCTGATAACTTAGGCGTCGGATACATCAAAGCCGACTATGGAAAACCGGCCATATGTTGGTCGAAAGTCTCCCAGTCCGCCAATGCGTCCCGCCAATGTGATAACTTCATGAAGAAGGTCTTGTCCGACATATTCCGGCAACGTGACCATCATCCGGAACTCGCAGGACCAACCAGCACGCATCGCCGGTCGAATGCGATTGATGCCCGCGCGTTGAATGACGACGCGCCGTTTGTCTTCATAGTCCCACTTCTTGACGCCAAGGCTTGCCAGCGGAGTCAATGAGACAACCGCCGCTTTGAACAAGTCCATGGCAGACTTGCGAGGGCTGCGAGGGTCCTGTTTGAACTTTGCCGCGAGGATCGCCGCGCCGCGCAGATATTCACCGGGAATGCAGATCATGCCCGTATCGTCCCGGTAAACATAGCTTTCGACATCATCGGTTTTCTTGGCCGCGCTGTTCTTCGCCGCCTTCGCTTTTGTGTCTACGCTTTCGGCGTTCCAGCGGTGGAACAGAATGTCAGCCGTGCCACGAATTTTAATCGTCGCGACGTAAGGCATCTCTGTTTCGATACCTTGGCGACCTCCGTTGGTAACATCATCGTTGATCTTTCTTACTTCGTTCATTTCAAACTCCCAAACAAACCCAACCAGACCGAACCTCGGCGAGCCATGCTCCAGCATGCCGCGCCATACCGAACCTCACACAACCGCTCCGGACCCAACTCGATCCCACCCGAGCCAACCGAACCTTGCCATTCCAGATCATGCCGGACCGGACCCGACCACACCTTGGCGTTCCTAACAGAATACCGGATACCGCAAATAGGTTTGACCGTCAATAAGGAATACGGTATTTCTTTTGTATGGCACGCGAATTGAAATTACCCGAACACATTCAAGGCAAATTGGCCGAAGGAACGCTGATGCGTTTGGATGCCAAATTGTTGCCAGGGGAAACGCGGGGAGAACAATTGCGGCGAGTTATCGAGGAATGGCTGGCCAATAATCCCTTGCCCATTTCGTGAGCATCGGATAAGCAAACAGTCAATCGCCCTTAGCCAAGCGTGCTGGGAGCCTTCGTTAGACGGATCGCGCGGCTCCCGGCTGGGGCAAGCGCCACGATCCAGGCGGAAGCCCCTCGATGGCGGCCAATCTTCTCGCCCCAAATGGATTGTCGATGAGCCGTGCCCGACTCGGCATGGCCGGCGACTATGCGGCGCAGCAATTCCAGATCCTGAAAACCACCACGACAGCGATCGGAATGGGCGACGCCGTCCAGACCGGCACCGGTGGTAGCACGGGATATGTGATCCTCGCCGCCGACGGTGCCACATCGCTGCTCGGCGTGTTCGCGGGCGTGCTGCCCTACTACGACACCTCGGCACAGCAAACGATGCACGGCATCAACGGCGCGTGGCCTGTGAACGGCATCCAGACGCCGGGCACTTACATTAATTGCCTCGTGATCGCGGACCCGTTCGCCACCTTCATCGCCCAGGTCAACGGCGGCACTTACGATCCGTCCTGGCGCGGCAAGAACATCGGCTGGCTCGCGGGCAGCAACGGTGCGCCGAACAGTGCTGGCCGATCGACGCTGGTGCTCAGCTTCGCGTCACTCGACACCACCAACACCCTGCCATTCCGCATCGTCGGTTCCGCTGGCGTGACCGGCGGACCGCAAGACCCCGCCAACACCAATCCCTGGATCGAGGTTCGGATGAATACCGCCGAAGAACTCGCTCCAACCGGCATTTGAGGCGAGGGACAGACCATGGCGATCACCACCTCCCAAATCCCCGCTCTGCTCCTGCCGGGCGTCCGCAAGATCAAGGGCCTGTATCGCGAGATGCCGGTCCAGTGGTCTCTCATCTACGCCAAGGGCCAGTCGCACATGGAGGCGGAAAAGACCGTCCATGTGCGCTACCTGCCGCTGCCACAGTTGAAGGTGACCGGAGCGCCCACGCAGTTCGACAACAACTCCGGTCAGCGGTTCACGTGGAACCACATCCATATCGCGTTCGGTCTTGGCTACTCCTTCACCAAGGAAGCGATGGACGACAACCTCTACAAGACCTCCTTCAACGCGGCGAACCTCGGCCTCGCGCGGTCGTTCCGCCAGATGAAGGAAGTCCAGGGCGCGGCCACGCTCAACACCGGAAACGTGCTCAATCCGCAGATCGGCGGCGACAACCTGCCGCTGTTCTCGACGCAGCATCCGGTTGACGGCTACGTGGTTCCGAACACGCCGACGACGCAGGTTGGCCTGAACGAAAACTCGCTGATCCTGGCGAACAACATGACGCGCCGGTTCCGCGATGACGCCGGTCTGCTCTACGGCTCGCAAGGCAAGAAGCTGGTTGTCCCGGTCGAACTCCGCCACGTCGCCAAGCGGCTGATGGAAACGGAGAAGCGGCCCGGCACGAACAACAACGACGTCTGGTCAGTCAAAGAGAACGACGATCTCCGCGACGGCTACGTGGTGATGGACTTCCTGACCAGTCCGTATGCTTGGTTTGTATTGTCAGATGCGGGCGGACTGATCTGCCTGGAAAGAAAACCGTTCGAGACTTCTATGCAGGTTGACTTTACTACTGACAATCTCATGGTGAAGGCGTATGAGCGTTACTACATGGGTGTTGATGACTGGCGTCTTGGAGTAGGATTTTATCCTACAAATTAACCATGTAAACAGGAGATAAATAGATCTCTGTTCCTATAGTTAGGCGAAAACAGCGGGTATAGAGCTTGCCTTGATGGTTAAGATGGGTTATCATCCTGTCCCTAACCACAAGGAACACGAGGATGAACCTATTGGACCGGCTTGAAGCCAATTCGACCTGGATACCGGAGAGCGGATGCCGCGTTTGGCTCGGCATGATCCACAAGGAGCATGGCCGCATCAAAGTCGCCGGAAAGGCCAGAGACGTTCATCGTGTCGCGTGGGAGATGGAACGCGGACCAATTCCAAATGGACTATGGGTGCTGCATGATTGTGGCGTGGGGTCGTGCTTCAACGTCGCGCACCTACGGCTCGGAACGAGGACAGAAAACCGCCGTGATCTGAACCGTCCTGGCGGCTACGATTATTTTTTCCAGCATGGCTCCATGGTGCCGAGATCGCGAGTTCCGGTGACGGATAATCCTCCGGCCAGAAAACCAAAGAGCAACGATGCTCCGCTCGACCACGCCGAATTGCTACGGATCATCTCTTATGATCCGGTTCTGGGCGACCTGCGCTGGCGCGCGAGGGATGACCGTGATCATTCATGGAACATGAGGTTTGCCGACGAAATTGCCGGATCAGATCAGGCAAACGGTTATCACTACGTTAATTTCAATGGGAAGCTGCGGTTGGCGCACCGTATCGCTTGGTTCTACATGACCGGCGACTGGCCCGTTGGGCAGATCGACCACATCAACGGTATCCGATCGGACAACCGGTGGCTCAATTTGCGTGTGGTTACGCAAACGCAAAACAGTGCCAATCAGGGATTGCGCTCGACCAACAGTTCGGGTGTCAAAGGCGTTTCATGGTCGAAGGCAAAGAACCTTTGGCTGGCTACCATCGTGGTGAACGGCAAGAGCATATTCCTTGGCTACCACAAGACCTTGGATGAAGCCGCTTCAGCCCGCGCGGCTGCGAATGAGAAGTATCACGGCGAACACAACAGGGTTGATCCATCTTTTGCCCCGGTGCCGTTCAGCCATCGCAGGAATGACCAATCTGGCGTTAAGGGCGTATCCTTCGACAAGAAGCAGCAGAAATGGTTCGCTTCGATCACTGCCAAAGGGAAGGCTACCTTCCTGGGCCGGTTCAAGACATTCGAGGAAGCCGCCGCCGCTCGCCGTGCCGCCGAGGCCCTTCATCATGGCGATTTCGCCTCTCAGGGAACCCACTGAATGGCCACCAGCATCATTGACGGACCGTGGCACGTCTCGGGGGCGATGCAGCCTCTCGCGGCGACCGATTTCGGTTCCGGCGGGGTTCCGGACCCCAACAACGACGCCAGCCCATCGCTGTTCTATCAAGGCGTCGGCATCCCTGATCCACGCCTCGTCTATTTGAAGGACAAGGTGACCGGCTACACTGGCGTGGTGCAGGCATTCCAGTCGATGCCCACGCTGCAATCCGTCAATCAGATCCCGGCCGCTCTTGGTGCGGCGCTGATCGCGGCGGCCCAGAATGTCGTGATCAACGTGCCGATGACGCTGGCGGTAGCGGCGGTCGGCATCACCCGGAATGTTCCGATCCGGCCATTCTCCGCCGTGTCCAATGGTGGCACGCCCGTGACGGCTGCCATCGCGCTCGATTTCGGCTTCGCGTTCGGCAATTGCGCGGCTGGCAATCCGACGATCACTGTCGCCCGCAGCTCGGACTTCGTCGTTGGGATGCCGCTGGTCATTGGTGGCGTGGGCAATTCGGGCGGCACGATTCCGTTGCTTACCCAGGTGGCCAGTCTCGCGTCGGCGACCACGATCACGGTCACGCCAACCGCCGTCCCACTGGCGACCAATGCCACCGCGCCGATTGGCACCGGCGATCTATGGGGACCGAACCCGAACGGCTTCCCCGCGCCTCTGGCCGCTTCGCCGTTCATCGCCGGCGGTCCGGGACTGTTCCTTGATCCGCGCCAGACCATCGCCCGCGTGGTGTCGATCTCGTCGGGGGCGGGTGCGGCGGGCGGCGACTTCACCGTGGCGGGCTGGGATATCTACGGTCAGCCGATGACGGAGACGATCACGGTTGGCGCGGGCGTGGCCACGGCCTACGGGCAGAAGGCGTTCAAGTATATCGCTTCGGTCACCCCGTTGGCGACGAACGCGTTCAACTATTCGGTCGGCACCGGCGATGCGTTTGGCTTTCATTTCCGGTCCGATACCTGGGAGGATACGCTGGTCTCCTGGGTCGCCGCGACGCAGGTTGCCACGCAGGGATGGACGGCTGGCGATCAAACCTCGCCCGCGACCGCGACCACGAACGATGTGCGCGGCACGATCCAGACGGGGGCGGCTGGCTCCGGAACGGGTATCGGCGCGACCGCATCCAACGGCACCGTATCCGGCCTGCTGATGAGCGGACGGCGGCTAATGATGGCGCAGCGCATCCCGGTTCAGTCGATGCTGCGGGCCACGCCGAGCGCGCCACAGACACTCTTTGGCGTTAGCCAGGTCTAATTTGTCAAATCCTTCGATCATATCTCTTGCGCTCCCGGCGCTCGATGCTGACGGGATAAGCCTCTCGCAGACGCCGGGCGCCGCTGGCAACCTGACGATCACCGGGTCATTCGCAACCGCTGGCGTGGCAACGCTGACGCCAGCCCGGCGAGTGGCGGTGGCCTCGGACGGCAACGACGCGACCAAGACGTTCACCATCTACGGCACGGACCGCAACGGTAACGCTCAGATCGAGACTATCACCGGCGTCAATATCAGCAGTGTCGGCAGCCAGCTTGATTTCCTGACCGTTACCAGGGTTGCCGTCGATGCGGCCACGGCGGGCGCGATCACGGTCGGCACGAACGGCACCGGCTCCACCGAATGGGTGCTCGACAACTATCTGGCGTCGTCATGGGCTCTCGCCATCGCGGTTTCCACCGGCGGCACTGTCACCTATACGGTTGAAGCCACGTACGATGACCCCAACAAGATCGGCACATCCCTGGTGGTCATGCCGGAGCAATTCTCCAACGAACCCGGCGGCTACGTCCCGGCCAAGGCGTGGCCAAAGTCCGACATGACCGCGAAAACCGCCGACGCGGTGGCGATCTACGACAATCATCCGATCTTCGCGCATCGGCTGACGATCACGGAGGGCACGGCGCGGGCTACGATGCAATCGATCCAGGCCGGGATCATAAGCTAAGGAGTGCCATGCGATGGCTGGACTGATGACGATGGACGAAATGGGTAAGAAAGACCTGACCGAGAAGCACAAGAAGGGCGGCCGCGTGAAGCGCAAGGCTGGCGGCATGGTCCCTGGCGATGCGCCGGCGGCACGCCCCGACCGGCGCGCGCGTGGCGGCAGCATCGATGTGAACCCCGTCAGTGCGGCCGGGAAGATGACCAAGATGCCCTACGAGGCGAACCAGCAGCCGGCGCACGACGTGGGCGGCAAGGGGCCGGACTCGGACATCTACAAGGACTAAGTTGCGTTCACTGATGGAGGTGCCACATGGCTGTCGCGCCCGGCCAGACGAGTGGCACCTATGACTGGTTTTTAAGCAACTCCGGGGTTGTGATCGAGGCTTTCGATCGGATCGGTCTGCGTCCACCCGAACTAACGCGCCATCACATGATGAGTGCACGAAACTCTATAAATTTGGAATGCCTACAATGGGCCAATGTCGGAATAAATTTGTTCAAAGTTATCTCCGGCACGATCAATCTCATCGCCAATCAGGCGACTTACGCGCTCCAGGCTGATCTCGTTACGCTGACTGACGTTTGGTATACCACGGTCAATGGCAACGGCGCCGGTTACAATCAGGACCGCATCCTGACGCCAGTCACGCGGCAGGAATACGCGATGATCCCGAACAAGCTGCAACCCGGCATCCCGAACCAGTTCTGGTATGAGATGCTGGCCACGCCAACTATCACGTTCTGGCAACCGCCATCGCAGGGTGCGCCAAACTACGTGGTGAACTGGTTCGGGTTGCAGCAAATCCAGGACGCGAACCTTGGCGGCGGCGAGCGCCCGGATATCGTCTACCGGGCGATCGATGCGTTGTGCGCCCGGCTCGCGTGGCGGCTCGCGATCAAGTTCGCTCCGGCGATGACGGCGGCGCGCAAAGACGATGCCACCGAGGCGTGGAACGACTTCGCCACGCGCGACCAGGAGATGGGTGGGACGGTTATCCAGCCGAACGTGTCTGGGTATTGGAGGATCACCTGATGGCGTTGGGTGACATTCAGGGCCGCGCCAGGACAAGTATTCGGAACCCATCGGCAAAGGGTGAATGCGATCGGTGCGGCACCTGGAGGCAACTAAATGCGCTGCAACGTCAGTTTGAATGGCGCGGAACATCGCTGGCGGATACTGGATATTTAGTGTGCCAGCCGTGCTTGGATACGCCATACGAACAAAATAGAACACTCATTCTCCCGCCCGATCCGATCCCGCGCATCAACCCGCGTCCGAGCCACGATATCACGCCGATCGCCTATATCGGTGGCCCGTTGCCGACTTCGCCGAGCACACAAGGCTTCACCCAATACGTGATCAACGCCGCGGTTCCTGGTGCCTACCCAACTGCCAAACCGGCCGTGCTGTCGGCCATCGCATCGCTATCCGGCATCGCCACGCCAGCGGGTATCGTTGACCGCTCCACCGTCGTCGATCCGGCGAATGCGTCGGTTCCGGTGATGGCGCCGAACAGCACGCGCAACTGGCTCTTGCTCTACAATCCGTCCGGCCCGCAGGTGCAGGTGACGCTCGGTCCGACCGCGACGTGGGGGACGATCACCAACCTGATCATGGGACCGGGCGAGGCGTATTTCTGGGCCGACGCACAGGGTCTCGGAACGACCTACGGCGGCGCGATCTCGATCATCGGCCTGTATCCCGGGATGGCCTTCTTCGCCTGGGACGTGGCCGAAGGGCAGTTGCTCCTGCAAGACGGTGGCGGGCTGCTTCTGCAAACCGGCGGGGGCTTGTCGCTCGAATGACCGTCCCCTCGGAACCCCTTCTCGATCTGGACAGCCTGCCACTTCCCGTCGATCAGGACGATTGGCTGTATATCGTCCGCGGCACCGGCCCAACCGGAGCCACTGGTTACAAGGTGCAAGCTGGCTACGTCGCTGATCTGGGTGGCCCAACCGGACCTTCCGGACCCACCGGACCAACGGGACCCGCCGGCACGGGTGCCACAGGTCCCACGGGCTTGCGTGGTCCTGGCGGCACGGCCGGACGTGGGGCAACTGGTCCCACTGGTCCCACAGGCACATGCTGCGACGGCGAGACAGGTCCCACGGGAGCGACCGGACCGTCTGGCGCGGGACCGTTCATGGCGCTGGAAGACGATTCCTCGCCGGCCACGAAGATCAGCGAAATGACGCCCGTCGGGCCGCCCGATACGACTTTCATCGTGCCGGTCATTCAAAACGGCGATACCGCCAGTAACTACCAGGCGCGCGTCACCACGCTGCTGATCGGCGCCCCGGGCATCGATGCCACCAGCGCGGGCGACAATTTCTTTCTGATCGGTGGCGACGACAGTCCGACCGGCGGGGATGGCGCGGGTGGCTTCACCATCCGGGGCGGCATGGGCGTCTCAGGAGGCGCGGCGGGCGGCGTGACGCTTGAAGGTGGCGAAGGCGCCGCCGGAGGCGTTGGCGGCAGCGTGGTCATTCGCGGAGGCGCCAACTCCGGTGTCGGCAATGTCGGCACGATCACGATCCTGACCCGGGACGCGGCGTTCGGCTCCGGGAAAAACGGTGGGACCATTGTCGCCAATACCGGATCCGGCGACGGCGCGGCGCATGGCGGGTCCTGGATCATGGATCTCGGGGATGGTGGTGACACCGGCAATGGCGGTGTCGTCTCGATCGCGACTGGTAGGGGCGGATCAACATCCGGCGAGGGTGGGTCGTTCCTGCTCAATTTGGGCGAAGGAGGCGGCACGGGAAACGGCGGGTCATTCGCCGTTCAGGGCGGCGCCGCGGACAACGGTGGCGGCGGCCAGATCTCTTTCGTCACGGGAGCGGCGAATACTGGCATCGGTGGGAACTTCACGATCGTTCTCGGTGCCGGTTCGGTGGCTGATGGGCACCTAATTCTAGGGAACGTTGGCACGACCGATCCCGTTAGCGCGGGCTCGATGTGGAACAACGAAGGGTATCTGTCGTTCTCGGGGGCGGCGCCACCTGCCTTGCGCGCCGAACAGGCGTTCCTGACCTCTGGCGATTGGGTTTGTCCCGTGGGTGTATACCGGGCCAAGGTGCGCGTCTGGGCGGCTGGAGGAGGCGGGGGAGGCGGTAATGCCACGGGCGCCGGCGGCGGTGCATCGGGCGCTGGATATGCCGAGGGTATTTTCGCCGTTATTCCTGGCGATAGTTACGCCGTTACCGTCGGTGCTGGCGGTGCTGGCGGTTCGGCCAACAATGATGGGGCCGATGGTGGCGATTCGTCGTTCGGCATATTGTGCTCCGCCAGTCCCGGTAATGGTGGTTTGGGGATCGGCGGGGGTCTGGCGGGCGGCCAGTCAACCGTCGGCGCGGGCACCGGCGGCACACTCAATGTCACGGGCAGCGTGGGATTTGGCGCCAATGGTCCGCTCGGCGGCGCGTATCTCGCGGGCGTTGGCGGAGGGTGCTTTGGTTCCAGCACAGTGTTCGGTCCGATCTCATCGACCGGCCAGGTCGGCAACATGGGAGCGTTCCCTGGCGGTGGCGGCTCTGGGGGCGCCCTCGTGGGGGGCGGTGGCGATGGCGGCGACGGGCTGGTGATCGTCGAATGGTGAGCGGTTCATGAGCGCGCTCGATTACTTCTCGCTCCGGGACACGCTGGTCGCGACACTCTCGCAGGCGCCATACCCCTATGTCGTGCTGCCGGACGACTTCAACACGCTCTACCCGCAAGCGATTACCTATGCCGAGGGCCGCATTTACAAAGACCTCGTGATGCTGGCGACGCGCACGGTGGATACGTCGCTGATCACGGTCAGCGGCACGCGATCGGTGGACCTGAACGCGATGACGCCGAACAAGATCATCGTTCCCGAGGGCTTCGCGCTCCTTACGCCAGCCGGATCGACACGCCAGACCGGGACGCAAACGCCGTTCGATGAAGCGTCTCTGGACACCATCGATCAGTTCTGGCCGACGATCGCGACCACGATGGGCCCGGCCGACGCGGACAATATCGGGCGTTACTGGGCATTGCAGGACGATCATACGCTGGTGTTCAGCCCGACTCCGGATGCCGCCTATACCGCCGTCGTGACGGGATTGTTTCAACCGGTATCGTTGAGTGAAACGAACACGAGCACGTATTTGTCCGAGGTGTATCCCGAGTTGCTGACTTCCGCCTGCCTTATTTGGCTGTCCGGGGCGCTACTTCGTAATTTTGGAGCCAGCGCGGACGATCCTCGATCGGCGCTATCGTGGGAAGCCACCTATCAAGCCTTGATGGCAACAGCGAAATACGAAGAAGCGCGCCGTCGCGGTCTCGTGGTCCCTGATGCGCCGCGTCCCGCTCCGGCACAGGCGGCTGGCTAATGGCGAATGCCTCGCTCGCGGTTAAACCCGGTGTCGATACCCAGGGAACTCCGCTGCAAGTTTCTGGCACGGGGATCACACAATCGAGTTTGATCCGATTTAAGAACAATTACACCCAAAAGCTCGGCGGCTGCACACGCCTGATCAATGACCGGTTCACCGGCATCGCCTCGTTTCTGCTGCCGTGGGCCGCGTTGAACGGCACCGAATACGTCGGCATCGGCACATCGCGGGCGTTGCAACTCGTCGCCGGCGGAACGATCGTGGACATCACCCCCATCGGTGGCGTGGGTTCCGGAGACTGGTCGCTCGACAAATGGGGCGAGGACCTGGTTGGAGCGCCAGCCGGCGGCACGGTCTACATCTGGATGCCTCCGGTCGCGCCGGGCAATATCGCGACTCCGGTCACGAACGCGCCTCCCGTGGTGAACGGCCTGGTTGTCGCCGCGCCGGCGCAGCAGATCATCACCTGGGGTGCCTACTCTGTCACCCTTGGCGCGCAAGACCCGATGCTGGTTAAGTGGAACGATGTGTCGAACCTGACGGTCTGGACCGCCGCCGTGAATAACCAGGCCGGGAGTTTCCGCATCCCGAACGGCTCGAAAATCGAGGCGATCCTGTGGTTCGGCCTGTCCGGACTGCTTTGGACCGATCTCGATCTTTGGTCGATGACCTATTCCGGCTTCCCGCTGATCTACGGCTTCAACAAGATCGCGCCGAACGCGGGTCTGATCGCGCGCCGGGCCGTCGCCGCGGTGGGCACGCGCATCGCCTGGATGGCGCAAAACGACTTCTTTCTGTTCGCTGGCGGTCAGGCGCAACCAATGACCTGCACCGTGCGCGATTTCGTGTTCAACAACCTGGACCGCGATTTCACCGACGCCATTCATGCCGATGCCAACACATACTTCGATGAGATCATGTGGCGGTTTCCGACGATCGGAAGTTGCGGCTGCTGCGACGGCTACGTGAAGTGGAACGCGACCGAGGACAAGTGGGACTATGGGTTCGGCGCCCCGATCATCTCGGCATGGTCTGATCAGTCCGTCATCGGCGCGCCGATCGGTTCGGACTCCGAGGGATTGATCCAGCAGTTCGAAACGGCGATCGACTTCGATGGCGAAGTGCTCCGGAGCTTCTTCGAGACGGGATGGTTTCAATTGTCCGAGGGCCAGGAATTCCTGTTCCTGGAACGCATCCTGCCGGACTTCCGGTTGAATGGTGGGGGGGAGGTGCGGATCACGGTCACCGTGGCGGATGAGATCGCCCAGGATGACATCGACTTCCCGGTCCGGGTCTATGGTCCCTACACGGTCACACAGCGAACGCCTTACATCGTCGTGCGCGCGCGGGGGCGTGTCGCGAAGGTGCTGATCGAAAGTGTCGCGCCGAACACGTTCTGGCGCTACGGCAAGCCGCTCGCCGTCGTTTCGGTTGACGGGCGGCGCTGAATGTCGGGGTTCAACGTTCCCGTCGCCGTCAACGGCATCGTCGATATCAACACGAACCTGATCAATATTCAGCGGTCGCTATCGGCGCTGTTCGAGACGATCCAGACGATCACGGTGGCGGGTGCCACGGGTCCCACAGGGCCTACCGGTCCGACCGGACGCACGGGGCCTACAGGTCCGACGGGGGCGTCCGGCACCGGCCCTACTGGTCCGGCAGGTTCCGGAGCCACAGGCCCTACTGGACCAACTGGCCCCACGGGCGTGACGGGTGCGGGAGTGACCGGTCCCACGGGGCCTACCGGAAGCACCGGCGCATCAGGCACGACAGGCGGCACTGGAACCGGGCCGACCGGCCCCACGGGCTCAACAGGAGCAACTGGGGCCACGGGTTCAACCGGAACCGTCTCATCGTTCAACACTCGCACCGGGGCGATCGTGCTTCTGACCACTGATTTCGCGGGGCTCGATCTCTCCACGCTTCCCGTCGCGGACCCGGGCGGTGGCCTGGTCTGGCTCAAAGCCGGTGATTTGCACGTAGGCCCGTAATGGCGGTTCCACCCGACTATTCCCTCTTCACCGATACTGTCTTCCCTCAAGAGGACATCGCGAACGCGATCATCACGACGGACAGCGGCGTCACGGAGCGGCTTGGCGCGCTGTTGGGCGGAACGGGCGGGTTAGGTCCTCGCGGTCCGACAGGTTCTTCTGGGCCAACCGGAGATACGGGTGTCACGGGTCCGACCGGACGCCAGGGTTCATCTCGTGGGACAGGCCCAACCGGTCCATCCGGGCCAACGGGCGCGACTGGCACAGGCCCCACCGGATCGACCGGAGCAACGGGTGTCACAGGCCCCACCGGAGCCACATCGACCGTCGCCGGTCCTACGGGGTCGACCGGAGCGGGGGTTACAGGTGCCTCCGGTAGCACTGGGGCGACAGGTCCAACGGGAGCGACCGGAGGCGCTCTGTTTCAGGCCAGCGTATCTCTGACCAGCAGCGACATTCTCAATCTGCACACGACGCCGGTGCTTCTCGTGGCGGCTCCCGGAACTGGCCTCATGACCCGCTTCACCAACGCGGCGCTGACCTTCCGCAACGTGGCATCGCCCTATACCGCTGGAACTGGAACGGCTCTCTTTTTCACTGACAAAAGCGGCCTCGCGACCAGCGGGACATTCCCATCGGCCTTCCAGTTGGCCGCCAACCGCACGATCCAGAACATCACCAATACCGCCGGCACCGTGACGCCGGTTCAGGTCGAAAACCAGAATTTAGTCATCGCCACGCCAACCGCGTTCGTGGGCGGCGATGGCACGGCTCTGCTCACGGTTGATTACCTGATCTTGCCATGCGCGTAATGGCGTCTCCGCGTGGAGAGGCCTTATGCACAATCCCATGATTTCCATTCTGATCCCCGAGCGCGGCCGTCCGGCGATGCTGCGGCGGCTGATTGATAGTTTGTTCTGGCATGCACGCGGCGATCAGGGCTTCGAGGTTTTGGTGGCGATCGACGATGACGATCCCGCATGGCCTGAGCCTTTGGATGATTTAAGAGTGAGAGTATTTGTATGGCCAAGGCCAATTACCTTAGGGGTGAAGCTGAACCAACTGGCAGCTGAGGCAAGAGGGGGAATAATTCAATTCCTTGGCAACGATCAACGAATGGAGACGCCAGACTGGCCCACTCGGATGCGCGAGGGTGTGGCGCGTCTGCCGGATGGCATAGGCGTGCCGTTCCTCAACTCTACTCTCAGTCCAGGCGAACCGACCTATCCCGTCATCACGCGGCAGATGATGAATATTGTCGGTTACTTTATGGAGCCCACGTATAGTTTTTGGTTTATAGATACGCATTGGGGAGAATGCGGCCGTTTGCTTAATCAGTTGTTTGTAATCGATGTAACGGTATCTCCTCAGGAGGGTTCCGGATTAACCCACGGTATGATTGATCTTTCCTTCTGGGTGCATTATTTCGAGGCCATGAGGCCAAGACGCGTGCGTGACGCGATGAAACTGGCCTGCGCCGCATACCGGGGAGATAGTGTTCAGGCCATGGATGTAATGAGTAACCTGTCAGCGCGCATCGAGGTCTGTAAGCAGCGGACTGCTCATCTATCCACCGAATGGTTTTTAGTTCGGTGGGGAGGCAATGCGGAATCCCCTCCTTCCCCCCGATATCATGAAGCCAAGGCGAATGCCGAGCGGATTTTGGTGACGCGCTGTGACTGACGGCCTTCGCCTGTCAGGCGTTTATTCTATCCGCAACAAGGTGTTGGGGTTGCAATACGTGGGATCGACGATGGTATTCATCCGAAGATGGAACCTTCATAAGCGCGAACTGAAGGAAAACAGACACCATTCCCGACGGTTACAAAAGGCATGGAATACGCATGGTCCCGATGCCTTTGAGTGGATTATTTTGGAAGTGGTGGCATGTGAAAGTTTGATCGAACGCGAGCAACACTGGATAGACTTCTTTCGATCTGCTGAACCACGAATGGGCTATAATATAGCAACTAAAGCCGGATGCCCTCCAAGCCCCATGGGACTGAAACGAAGTGCGGAAATGAAGGCGAAGATTGCCGCCTCTCACATTGGCATCAGGCCAAACGAGGAAGCGAGAGCAAAAATGCGCGCGGCCGCAGCCAAGAGGATATTCTCAGATGAGACGCGGGCCAGAATGAGCGCCGCCGGGAAAGCCTGTTTCCGAGGATACAACAAGGGCAAGATTATGTCCGCCGAACAGAAAGCAAAGATCGGTGCTGCGGGGAAAGGCAGGAGGCACACGGAAGCGACCAAACAAAAACTCAGAGAGCAAAGAATTGGGCGCAAACTATCCCCTGAACATGTTGCGGCGGTTGTCGCCGGACACCTCGCCTCTGGCGCGGCAAGAACAGCAAATATTCGCCGATGGGCTGCGATGACACCTGAGCGGAGGGCAGAAATAGGACGAAACATCTCCGCTGGTCGCATGGCGAAAAGACTAGCCACTCAGGAGGGCGTATCGCCATGAGTCGTCCACCCATCTGCCTTTGCATGATTGTCCGCGACGAGGCCCGCGTGATCCGCCGTCTCTTGGACAGCGTGCGCCCGATCATCGACACCTGGCTGATCGTCGATACCGGATCGACCGATGGCACGCAGGACATCATCCGCGAGCACATGCGGGACATCCCTGGCGAACTGGTCGAACGTCCTTGGGTGGACTTCGCGCACAACCGTTGCGAGGCCCTGACACTCGCCCGTCCCATGGCGGATTACTCGCTGATGATGGACGCCGACGATCCGCTGGCGATCGCCGCGGACTTCGCGATGCCGAACCTGACCGCGGACCACTACACGCTGGACATCGCGAACGCTGGCACGCGGTATCGACGCACGCAGCTTGTCAAGAACACGATCCCTTGGCGCTACCGCGGCGTTCTGCATGAGTTCCTGGAGGGTCCGGGATCAGGGCCGAGCGAGCACCTGCCGGGCCTCACGATCCGTTGCGATAATGACGGCGCGCGGCGGCACGATCCCCAGACCTACGCCAAAGACGCGGAAGTGCTGCAACAGGCGCTTTTTACCGAAACCGATCCACTGCTGATCTCGCGTTACACGTTCTATCTGGCGCAATCGTGCCGAGACGCCGGACAGACGGCGAAAGCGATTTATTTTTACCGGGCGCGGGTCGAACTGGGCGGTTGGCCGGAGGAAGTCTGGCGCGCGAAGTTGGAAGAGGCGCGCTGCTATCGAGGGATGGAACGCTGGCCGGAGTTCATCGCCGCCGCTCTGGCCGCGTATCAGTTGCGACCGTCTCGCGCCGAATCTCTCTATGATCTAACCAAACATCATCGCGAGCGTGGCGAATTGGCTCTGGCCGCGTTGTTCTGCGAACGTGGTATGGGCATCCCCTATCCGGCCGACGATTCCCTGTTCATCGAAGGCTATCCTTATTCGGTCGGGTTCGCTGAAGAATACTCAATCATTGGCTACTATCTTGACCCGGCGCGGCGCGAGATTGGCCATAAGGCGTGCCAGAAACTAGCTGAGCATCCGAGCGTTCCGCCAGCAACACGGAAACTGGCCCGAAGCAATCTGGTATATTATGAGCGCGCGGCGTAGTGCTATGGAAATAGGCACGGGAGCAACGTAATGCCTTGGTCCGGATCATCGTTTGCCAAGAAAAACCATAGCCTTGATCCGAGGCAGGCCAGTCATGCCGCGCGCATCGCCAATGCCGTGCTGAAACAGAGCGGCGACGAAGGTCTGGGGATCGCCGTCGCGAACAAATTCTTCCAGAAACACGACGCTGGCGGCGGTATCGACGTTGACGAGGCCGCCGATGAATATCGCCGATCGCGCGGTGATTGGAGCGACCGCGTTGGTAGCGGCTATGACCCTGGCGACGCGATGAACACCAATGCCTATGTGCCCGGTTCGGCGGATCGGCACATCATGCGCAAGGCGCCGCCTCCCCGCGACAACAAGGCCACACTGGAACTGGCCAAGGGCGGCGCGGCCGGCCGATACGACGATGGTGGCGAGGTGGAAGATGGTCCGCCAGACCTGACAGACCAATATAACACACGACTATCGCCGGATCAGGAGACCGCATTCCAACGAACGCCGTATGCGCGGGACGTGTATGATTACGATGCGCGCGGCGAGTTTCTGGCTGGGCAGAATCGTGACAATCCTACCGGCCACGGAACGGACACTTTCAAGAAACCGAACCACCCGACATTCAGCACCAACTCGCGGTATCACGGCGCGGACGGCCATGAGGGCGGCGTCTGGACGGAGATGGAGGGAGGTCGCTGGCGGTTCACGCCATCACCGACCAACCTCCGAATGACGCGGCCGGAGGCGCTGCGACGTTACTTTCAGGAACGGGAGCAAGGTAACGAACTGGTCCTTCCCCAACAAGCGAGAGGCGGCATCGTGGGGTATGACGAAGGTGGAGAGGTCGGCGGCATTGCCCCATCCAACGCCACGGCCAATCCGCAGACGCAGGGTATGATCCAGCGCTACTCGTCGATGCCGCAAGAGAAGCTGGCGCAGCTCGCCGTGATGATGGGCGGCTCGCCGCAGGGTCGCGTCATCCAGCAAATCCTCGCCCAAAAGCGAACGCAGCCGCAGGAGCAAAGCCGGGGCGGTGTGACGCGGCGCGCGATCGGTGGCCAGATGTCCATGCCGCAATGGTCCCGCACGCAGCAGGCCCAGGAGGTCAGCGGCCGTGGCGCCTCGGGATACCTGCACGGGTCAACGCCAGGGCGCGCGGACGCGATCCTGACCACGGCGCCTGGGGGAAGCCATGTCGTGCCCAGCGATGTTTTGGGAGGTCTGGGCGAAGGCAACAGCGCCGCCGGCGCGAAGATCATGGAACGCCTCTTGCGCTCCGGACCGCACGGGGTCGCCATGCCGAAGTCAGGGCGCGGCATGGGCATGCCCCGAGCGCCAGCGCCGTATCGTGAGGTCGCCACCGGTGGCGACGTGGACGATGACGACAATCAGACGCCGGTCGCTCTGTCGCACGGTGAATTTGTCGTGAGTCCGGAACAGGTCCGTGCCATTGGCGGCGGCGATCTGAAACTCGGTCACAAAATTCTCGATGACTGGATCGTCGCCATGCGTAAGCAGATCATCGCGATGATGAAGGCTTTGCCGGGTCCGGTTCGATCGAAGTCATGAGCCGTCACTTCGCCCGCACCGAACTTGCCGCTGAGCATGTCCGCAGGCTACCCGATGGATCGTGGTCTCTCGCTGGTGGTCACACGGTTTCGGCCGATGGGACGCTGACGCTCGCTGATGGCTCTCTGGTGGTCTCTCCGGACCATGCCGCGCGGTTCGGCGATGGCAACCCACGGGCCGGACGGGCGCAGTTACGAGCGATGATCTCGGATGCGGCAGACGGTCGCGCGATCTACAATGGCCCCACGGAACGGCCTGTGACGGTGCGGATCGCCAGCATCGCGGATGAACCTGCCTTGGTCGAATTGATGGTTGTGGACCTGAAAGAAAACGCGGAGCGGGTGGCATCGATCGACGAAGAGCGTGTTCTGGATCACGTCCAGGGGTGCACGCGTCGACGCGGCGGGGTCTGCGGTGTCATAGATGGGCCTGATGGAAAACCCGTGGCCGTCGTCATGCTTCAACCGTTTCCTTGGTGGTTTAGTCGGCAGCTATACTACATGGAAATCATGAATTTCGTTCACCCCGACCATCGCCGCTCGCGCCATGCCGCTGAATTACTGCAATTCATGCGCTGGTGGTGCGATGCCATATCGAAAGAATTTGGCTATCGATCGTATCTGCTGTGTGGGGTGCTGACGGCACGAAGGCTCTACGCCAAGAAGCTCCTTTATAAGCGACAATTCGCCGAAGTGGGCGGGGCCTACCTCTATCCTGCCCCAAACTGGAAAGAATGAGCCATGTCAGGCGGCGGCGGGACCAACACCACGACTCAAAGCAGCGCTCCTCCAAAGGAGTTCCTTGACGCATACAGCCGAGTTAACGCCCAGGCTCAAAACGTAGCCTCCGTTCCCTATGCGCCCTACCCAGGTCAAACCGTCGCCGGATTGTCGCCCGATCAGTTGGGCGCGATGGACACGATCCGGAACAGTAGCGGCATCGCGGCCCCATACATCAACGCGGCGGCGGGGCATCTCGATGCGGCGACGGCGCCGATCTGGAATGATCCGAATGTGCAGCATTTCTCGCCCGAGGCGGTAAGCCAATACGAGAGCCCGTATACGAACGATGTCGTGAACGCGACAGCGGCGGACTTCAACAACCAGAACGATATCTCCAACCAGCGCGTGGTCGGCGACGCGATCTCGCGCGGCGCGTGGGGTGGCGATCGTTCGGCGGTGGCGCAGGCGATCAACGAAGGCCAGAACACGCGGACCCAGGCGCCGGTGCTCGCCGGGTTGCGCGACAAGGGCTACTCGCAGGCGCTGCAGCAGTTCAACACGCAGCAGGGCGCGCAGCTTGGCGCCACGCAGGCGCAGCGGTGGCTGGACAGCCAGGCAGCGTCGGGGTTCGGCGCTCTGGGTCAGGAGGCGCTTGGCACGACACTGACCGGGGCGCAGGCGCAACTGGGCATCGGTGGCCTGGAACAGACGCAGGCGCAGGCCGAACTAAACGTGCCCTACCAGCAATACCTCGCGGCGCAGGGGTATCCGTTCCAAACGACGGGATGGCTGGCGAACATCGCCCAAGGGCTCGGCGGCGCGTCGGGTGGAACGGGAACTTCGACTTCGCCGGGACCGAGTGTGGCATCGCAGTATGGCGGTCTCGCGACGGCGGGCGTGGGGCTGGCTGGCCAGATGGGCGCGTTCGATAGTTGGGGTGGAGGCTCCGGGTGGAACGCTGGCGGTAGCGCTGGCGGCGGTGGCGGCATAGAGGGCTTCACAGCCGGGGCATCCGGCGGTGCCATCCCGCATCGGGCCGGGGGCGGCAGTCTCGGCCTCGCCGATATCCCCGACCTGAGCGTCTCCGTGATCCCCGGATCGACCGGACTGGGCGCGGCGCCCGCGTCGCATGGGCAGTCGAATATCCTGAAGAATTACGGCCAGACATCGACCTCGACGCAAGAGAATGCCGACAGTGACTTTGGTAGCCTGTTGAAAACGGCTGGGATGATTGCCACGGCGATTTATGCGCCTTACGCTCTACCAGCGGCGTCGGCCTTCAACTCCAGTGTGCACTTCGGGCGAGGCGGCGGTATCGGCCCCATGCGGCGCGACGGTGGCGGCAACATCCCTTCTGTCACGCTACAGGACAGCGCCCATGGCGGGATCGCGGTGCCGCAGTTGAATTTCACCGGCGATGCGCCGGGCGGTGCCGGCGGTGGCATCGCGCCTTCGGTGTCCGATTACTTCGCCTCGCAGCGCGCGGGACAATCGTTCGCTCCGCCGCCGATGTATGTGCCACCTCCGGCACCTGTCGCGCCCGCTGGCGGGATGAACGGCGTTCCCGAGATCGGACCGTCCGGTTGGCCGATTTACGATCCCGACCATCCTGTTTTTCCGTCGGAAAGCCGCGAGACCGGAGCGGTTTATGGGAACAACGCCGGGAGCAGCGCGGACAATGGCTGGCGCGGCGGTGCCATCGGCCGAGAAGATGGCGGCTTCATTCCCTCCGAAGCACCCGATCCGAACGGTTCCGTCTGGACGCCAGATCCGGAAGAGCCGGAGGAAGCCGCTGATATTCTGGGCTTCACTGGCACCGGCCCGTCCATTCCAGGCGGCGGTCTGACGGCGGAAGGGGAGCCTAAGGTATCAGCGGCGGGTGACGGCCCGTCCAACAAAGTGCCAATCACGCATGCCGTCGGCTATATCCCGCCACCCGAGAAATACGCGCCTCTGGTGCAGGCCGCGGCGGAAAAGCACGGAGTCGATCCGAAGCAACTGGCATGGCTGATCTCGCGCGAATCAGGCTGGAACCCGAAGGCTTACAATCCTGCCTCTGGCACCATGGGACTGGGCCAGTTCAAGGCGGCGACAGCGCGGGAGGTTGGGATTGATCCGTGGGACCCAGCACAGGCGATCGACGGTAGCGCCGCCTATTTGCGCAAGATGCTGAACAAGACGGGCGGTGACTATGAGCGCGCGATCGGTCGTTACGGCACATTCTCAACTTGGCAGGGAGCGGGCGCCGATTCGGCGGTGCGGCGGCAATATCACCAGTTCATGGGTGCGGCGCGCGGTGATGGGATCATGGCAAGGGCAGATGGTGGCGATCTGCCTTACGGCCCGGACCTTCCTGAATCATTCGATGGCGAAGCCGCCGCTCCTCCCTACGGTCCTGATCTGCCAGAACCGTTCGACACCGATGACGGCCCATTGCCGGTTCGGCCAATTCCACCGCGCGATGGCGGGATCGCCGTGAACTCTGGTGCCAGCGACCTTCCATCGCCACCTCCCTCGCCAACGGAAAGCCCCGGCATCGCCGCCGAAGATGGGGCCTCAGATGGTTCGACGCGATCGAAAATCCCCTGGAACACGATCATGAACGTCGGCCTCGGCATTATGTCCGGCACATCGCCGCACGCGTTGACCAACGTGGGACGCGGCGCGCTGACCGGCATTCAGATGGCGGACAAGCAGAAGGCGGCGACTGAAACGGCGGCTCTGAAGCGCGAGCAACAGAAGTATTTGGCGATGGAGCGGAAGGCGCGGGCGGCGCTGACGGAGGCTAAGACGGCCAACGAGCCGATCAAGTCGTTGCAGGCGGATCGAAAGCTGGATATCGCGGAGGGACTGGGCAATCGCAAGTTGGACCAAAGCGGCCCGCTGAACGCAGCACGGGCCGAGTATCTCCAATGGAAGTCCGGTCCCGGTGCCGCGGCGAGTCTGGCGATGCAACAGGCCAAGCTGGATGAGATCGCCCGGCATCATGGCGTGACGGAAGGCCAGGGCCAGGCGACCATCGATCAGCGCGGGTTTATTGCCGGTCAAACCGATGTGACGAGAAATCGGGCGATTGACGCTCAGGCAGACCGATCGGCGACGCCAACCTATACCTATCAGCCAGGTCTCGGCCCCGATCCGGCGAACCCTGAGAAGCAAGTCTCAGGCGTTTACAAGATGCCGAACCGCGGCGACGAACAACCGCAATTCATCCCGGGCGTGGCACTGACACAGAGAGGTGTGCCATCCACCTCTCAGATGCCAGAAGACGTGAAGCGGGCGCTCGCGGAGCAGCTTGTAACAGGCGATACGTCGGCCCTGTCTGGTTTGGGCGCGGGAAATGTTGGGTCGCAAAACCGAATCGCGGTGCAGGAAGAAGCCACGCGCATTCGTAAGGAACGCGGCATGACCGGTTCCGATCAGGCTGCCGCCACTGCTGGATACATGGGCGAGCGCGCCGGTGCCAGAACGGCCGGAACGCGCGAAGCGAACGTCAATATGGCTGTTATCGAAGCGCAGAAATTCATGCCGCTGGCGATTGGTGCCTCTAACAAAGTGGATCGGACGCAGTTTCCAACGATCAACTCGATTATCCAGGCTTATGAGAAGGGCACTGGCGACGAGAATATCGTGCGCCTCGCGGTGGCGACGAATTCTCTGACGAACGCCTATTCGCGAGCGATCACACCGAGCGGCATACCGACCGAGGGCAATCAGACCAGGGCACGCGAACTGTTAGACAGGGCATGGTCCAAGGGCCAATACGCGGCCGCGGTTGATCAGTTGTGGCAGGAAATGCAAGCGGCGAAAGCGTCCCCTGAACAGGCACGAGAAGAACAGAGAAGCCGTATCTCTGGGCGTCCCGCGCCTGGTGACACGAACGCGGGATCGTCGCCAAGCAGCCCTTGGAAATACAATGCCGCTGGCCCTGGCGGCATGATGCTGCATTCCAATGACGGCAAGACCTGGCTGAAACCCGACGGAAGCCCCTACGCGCCGTAATGAACTGTCAGCTAAAGCAGACAGCTTTGCCCTACCGATTAAGCGGCGAGCACGTCAGGGCACATTACAATACCCCTTGCGCGGATCGCCCGTTGCCGGATGTTCCGCGCTGCGTTCAGGTCGGCATTAACCTCATGGGCGCAGCCGATGCACTTGAAGGTGGCTTGGTTGGGACGGTTCTTCTTATCGATGCAACCGCACGCGGAACACTCACGCGACGTGTTGCGTGGATCGATAAAGACGACTGGGACGCCAGCGCGCTTCGCCTTGTAGATGACGAACGAGCCGAGTTGCCCGAAACCCCAGTTACCAAGCCTCGCCCGTTGGTTGCCGCTTCTGGCCGTTACCCTCTGTCGAATCCCCTTGAGTTGTTCAAGTCCGATTCCCCGCGAGGTGCGTTCAGCATCCAATACGAGCGCCTTCGAAATCACGTGATTCGTGTGCTTCTGGAATCTCCCCTGTGTGGTCGCGAATTTTCGCAGTCTTCGTTTCGCGCCTCGCGTTCCGCATTTTTGCAAGCCGCGCCGCCGCTTCTGGATGTGTCGCCGTTTTCGTTCAATCACCGCGCCTGTGTGCACCGAGCCGTCGCTATCGGTGGCGAGCGCGACGATACCAAGATCGACGCCAAGCCAGTCCTCGGCTTCGAACTCCTTGGTTTCCGGAACATCGCATGTCGCCGCCAATATCCACTTGCTGCGCACAAGGCACAGATCGACTTCGCCTTTCCGGTAGGCCATCAGTCGCGCCTGGTGATCTCCCATCACGATAGGCACGACCATTCGCCCCTGGACCGTCCACAAGCTAACGGCGCTGCCGTTCTTCACGAATCGGATAATCCGATCGTCGTAGGGTTGCGCCGCGTCGGGGCGAAAGCGTCGTTGTGTGTCACGGTCTGGTTTATAGGCATCCGCGACCTTGGCGATGCAGCGGACGGCGGCCTGGGCGGTCAGTCCGAAGCGCGCTCGCGTCTCTGCGTAGCCGATCTTGTGCAGCGCGTACTGGCCGAACGTCCGCGTGTTCCACGCCAGTTCGGCAAGCCAGTCGCACGCCTGATTGCATCGCGCGAGCGTCGCCTTCAGACACGCGGCCTGGGTCTCAGTGGGCAGGAGCTTCAGTGCGGCGACAAGTTTCATGGCCTCAAATATAGAAGAAACTCATTGCGTTTGTCAAGTTTGGCGAACGCTGTTCGCCCCGCTATCCCTCCGATGCCTTCAGGCATCGGTTTCTCATGGAGGACCATATGAGCGAGACCGTCACACCACCCCCTGGGTTCTCTTTGGTTCCGCCGCCCGCCAGCGATGCGTCAACCCCACCGCCAGGGTTCACGCTGGTCGGCGGTGCCACGCCACCAGAGTCCACGCATCCCGAAGGTGAGGCTCGCACGGCGGAACTGCACAGAGAGCTGGCGCCGAAGCCGCGCACGCAGATGGAGGACATTCAACAGGGTGTGGCGCACGGCCTCGTGCAAGGGAGCGCGAGCGTTCTCGGACTGCCCGCCGATGTCTGGCATTTGCTAAAATCCAGCAACAAATGGGCGCTGACGAAAACGGCCGAACTAGCCGGGCTGATATCCCCCGAGGAAGGGCAGAAGTTACGCGAAGGAAAGGCGCCGGACCATGATCCGTTCGGTTCGACCTGGATCACGCAGCACGTCCAGAACCTCGCGAAATCAGCGGGGCGCGATGTGTCGCCTCCACAGACAACAGCGGGCCAATACGCAGAGACGGGCGCCTCATTTGTCCCGATGGCCGCCGCCGTGCCGTTCATGGGAGGCGCCGCCGCCGGGCAGGCCGCGCGACAAGTCCCAGCCGCCGTGGCGCGCTACGGCGTGTTCCCAGCGGCCACGAGTGAAACGGCCGGGCAACTGACCAAGGGAACGGCGGCGGAACCCTATGCGC